CTTTTCGTCTCCCTCCCCGAGGTGTTGGGGTCGGTCGTTCGTGAAGCGGAAGCTGTCTCCGGCTGCGAGGGGTTACGGGCCGGATCACCGCCGGATGCGGGAGTCGATCGAGCCGCTGGTCCGTTCAGGGCAGGCGTCGTGCGCGCGGTGTGGTGATCGGATTCAGCCGGACGATCCGTGGGACCTCGGGCATTCCGATGATCGGAAGTCGTGGACGGGACCGGAGCACGCGTCGTGCAACCGGGCTGCTGGTGCGCGGGTGACGAACCGTCGTCGTGCTGACCGATTCGACCCACCGCCACCGCCTGGGTGGTGACCGCGGGAGGCCGCGCGATGGAGCGTCCGTGCGATGCGTGCGCCGAGCCGTACGAGGCGAAGACGAAGCGGTCGCGGTTCTGTGATCGGATCGAGTGCAAGCGTGAACGCGATCGGGTGTGGCGCGCTGAACGGCGCGCTGGCGGAGTCGTGTTGCCGCTACCGGCGCCTGATGGCGAGACGGATGATCTGGCTGCCGCGACCCGCAAGCGTCTCGAGGATGCTGGGCGTCTCGGTTCCCCGGAAGGGCACAGCGCGATGTTCCTCGCTGAGCGTCTGATGCGCGGAGCTCGCGATTCCGGGTCGAGTGTTGCCGCGCTGCACAGGGAGTACCGAGCGGCGATGGAGCTCGCGTTGAAGGACGCGGAACGTGCTGCTGATCCGATCGACCAGCTCCGCATGAAGACTGGCGAACGTCGGCTCAGTGTCGTCCGCTGACACGCTCGTCCGTCCCGCCCATCTGTGGGTGCCGGAGCACGTCTCGACGTACGGGCCGGAAGTGGTTGGCCTCGCCCACGAGATCGGGTTGCCTCTCGACCCGGAGCAGGAACTGGCCCTCGACGCCATCAACGCTATCGGCGCGGACGGCAAGCTCGCCGCGTTGGAAGCTGCGATCGTCGCACCTCGCCAGAACATCAAGACCCACGTTTTCAAGGCGCAAGCCTGGGGCGACCTGCTGCTGTTCGATCAGCCGCTCGTCGTGTGGTCGGCGCACGAGTTCAACACCGCGATGGAAGCGTTCCTCGACATGGAGCACCTCGTCGAGGGTTCGCCGTTGATCTCCCGTCGGGTGAAGAAGATCAACCACGCGAACGGCGACGAAGGCATCGAGTTCATGTCCGGCCAGCGCCTCCGGTTCAAGGCCCGCACGAAGGGCGGCGGTCGAGGACTCACTGCGCCACGGTTGTTCATGGACGAGTGGTTCGCCGGGCAAGCCACCCACCTCGGTTCGTTGCTGCCGACCATGGCGGCGATGTCGATGACCGGCGACCCGCAAGTCCGGTACGGCTCGTCGGCCGGGCTGATCTACTCCGAGATGCTGCGACGCCTCCGTGATCGGGGTCGGCCAGGCGGTGACCCTGGTCTCGTCTGGATCGAATGGTGCGCGACGGAACGACCATGTGATGCGCCGAACTGTGACCACCGTTTCGGCTCAGTCGGCTGTGTCCTCGACGACCGTGCCCTGTGGCAAGAGGCCAACCTTGCGCTCGGCCGGCGTATCTCGATCGAGTTCGTCGCCGCGATGCGCCGCTCCCTCCCACCGGAGGAGTTCGCCCGCGAGTTCCTCGGATGGTGGGACGAACCTGCCCTCGGCGGCGGTGGAATCCCGGCGGACGCGTGGGCCGCATGCACCAACGCGACAGCGACGATCGACGAGCCCTGCACCCTCGGCTTCGATGTCGCGCCTGGTCACATGTCGGGCGGGATCGTCACCTGTGGTGGCGCGTTGCACGTCACCGCGCATCAGCCGGGCACCGGGTGGATCGTCCCGCGTCTCGTTGAACTGGACGCCGAACACGACGTCTCCGCGATCGGGATGGACCCGACAGGCCCGGCGGGCGCGTTGATTCCCGACCTCGAGAAGGCCGGGTTCGTCATCCGGGGACCGAAGACCCCGAACGGGAAGCTCGTGCTGCTCGACGGTCGTGAGTCGGCGCAGGCATGCGAGGCGTTCCTGCGTGACGCGGTAGGTCACACCCTCGTGCATCGTGGCGAGCTCGCGTTGAACGCCGCGGTGGAGGGTGCGGGTCGCCGTCAGGTTGGCGACTCGTGGAAGTGGTCACGGCGCGATTCGGCGGTGGACATCAGCCCGCTCGTCGCGGCGACCGTCGCCCGGCACTTGTGGGCAACGACGCGTGAAGCGAAGAAGCCGGCGCGTCTCGTCTCGTTCTGAACGGCCTGGAGGCAACGGTGACCGTGACCTCCCTCGCCGAGTACTCGAACGTCTCGATGGCGAGCGATGCGAGGGTGGCGCTCGCGTGGGTCGTGAAGCTCGAACGAGCCCTTGCGGATCGCAACCGGACCATCGCTAAGTACGACCGGTACTACACCGGGGACCACCCGTTGCTGTTCGCCACCGGGAAGTTCCGTGAAGCGTTCGCCGGGCTGTTCACCGAGTTCGCCGACAACTGGACCGAGCTCGTCGTCGACGCGGTCGAGGAACGCCTGGATGTCGAAGGATTCCGACTCCCGAACGACAAGACCGGCGAGAAGCGCGCGTGGGAGTTCTGGCAGGCGAACCAGCTCGACGCCGATTCGCAGCTCGTCCACACCGAGGCGCTCGTCAACGGCATGGCCTACACGTTGGTGTGGCCGGGTGAGAAGACGCCGCTGATCTGCGTCGAGGACCCGCAGGAGATGATCGTCCAGCACGCCGCCGGCGCGCGACGTGAACGACTCGCGGCGTTGAAGGTGTGGCGGGATTCGGACGCCGCGATGCTGTACGCGACGCTGTACCTGCCGGGCGCGGTGTGGAAGTACGAACGTCGCCTCGGCGCGATGGCGTCGCAGGGTGGCGTGTCGGGCTGGACGTCGACCGCGTTCGGGGGATGGACCGCCCGTCTCGTCGCCGATGAGCCGTGGCCGTTGCCGAACCCGCTCGGTGTCGTCCCCGTCGTGCCGCTGTACAACAAGCCCCGCATCCGCGGGACAGGCGTGTCGGAGATCAAGAACGTGATCCCGATGCAGGACGCCACCAACAAGCTCCTCGCCGACATGATGGTCGCCTCGGAGTTCGCGGCGTTCCGTCAACGGTGGGCAACCGGCCTGGAGATCCCCGAGGACCCCGACGAGAAGGGGCCGTCAGAGTCGTTCCAGCATGCGATCAACCGGCTGTGGACGTCGCCCGACAAGGACACGCAGTTCGGCAACTTCGACGTCACCGAGCTGGGCAACTACACGACCGCGATCGAGTTGATCGTCCAGCACATCGCGTCACAGACCCGCACCCCGCCGCACTACTTCTACCTGTCCGGCCAGTTCCCCTCCGGCGAGAGCATCAAGAGCGCCGAGACCGGACTGGTCGCGAAGGCCCGCCGCAAGATGCGCCACTTCGGCGAAGCACACGAAGCGACCGTACGACTCGCGTTCCTCGCCGCGGGCGACAAGAAGCGCGCCGCGGGCGCGCACATCGAGACGATCTGGCGCGACCCCGAATCGCGGTCCGAGGCCGAACACATCGACGCCATCGTGAAGCAGCGCTCTCTCGGGGTTCCGCTTCCCGCGCTGTGGGAACGCGCCGGCTACTCGCCGACGGAGATCGAACGGTTCAAGGCGCAGATGGCCGAGATGCGCGAGCTCGGCATCGACCCGACCGCGTACGCCACGCAATCCCAAGACGCGCGACCCGCACCAACCGAGTAGGAGCGCCCGATGGCCGAACCTCGCAACGCGGCAACCGTCGCGGCACTCGCATCCATCCCGACGCCAGCCGTGGACGGCGAGGCGAAGTACCTCTCGGTCGTCGACGGTGTCGTGTCGTGGGTGTCCGCGTCCACCGTGGCAGCCGCGGTCGCTTCCGGTGTGAGTGGCGCGCTGTCCACGCCGCTGTACCTCGGCAACGACCTGTACGTCGCGACCACCGCAGGCGCGCCCGTCGACTACACGGACGGCTCACCGCCCGCGACGGGCGAAGGCGTCTACGGCAAGGGAAGCCTCGTCGTTCGACTCGACACCGGCGTGTGGCATCGCAACAGCGGGACCAAGGCCCAACCGGCCTGGACCGCATTCGACGACGCCGACTGACCCTCGTCGGGGCGCGACGCCTCGGCCTGTCATCAAGGAGGAGCGCGATGCTCCGCAACCCCCTGTACCTCTACGCGCCCGACGAGCCGCCCGCTCTGCCTGCACCACCCCCCGCACCCCCGGCCGACCCGCCGCCGGACGTGCTCGGCGACGCAGGCAAGCGTGCCCTCGACGCCGAACGTGCCGCACGGTCGAGCGCCGAACGTGCCGCACGCGACGCAGCCTCTGAGCGCGATGCGTTGAAGACGCGCCTCGACGAGTTCGAGAACGCGAACAAGTCCGAGACCGAACGCGCGATCGCAGCGGCCCGTAAGGAAGCCGCGGACGCTGCACGGTCCGAAGTCACCACCGCGTACGAGCAGCGACTGCTCGACGCGCAACTCCTCGCCCGAGCCGCCGGGAAACTCGCGGACCCGAGCGATGCCACCAAGCTCATCGACGCGTCTGCACTCGCGAAGGGTGACGACGGATCGGTGGACGACAAGACCATCGACGCGGCGATCGCGGACCTGGTGAAGCACAAGCCCTACCTGGCCGCAGGCGCGAAGCCGACTGGCCCCGGTAGCCCCGATGGAGGCGCACGCGGCGACCGCCCCGCGCAGCTCCGCCGGGACGACCTCAAGACCATGACGCCCGAGCAGATCGTCGAGGCCCGCTCGAAGGGCCAACTCGACGAGATGCAGGGCATCACGTAGCCGGCTCACGTCAAGGAGAACCCGATGCCACTCACGTTCATCCCGGAAATCTGGGCCGCCCAGATCCTGGAGTCCCTCAAGAAGAACCTCGTGTACGGCCAGCCCACCGTGGTGAACCGCAACTACGAGGGAGACATCGCCAACCAGGGCGACACCGTCCACATCCGGTCGATCTCGCGTCCGACGATCTCGACGTACGCGAAGAACGGCACGCTCACCTACGAGACCCTGACCGACGCCGACCGTGTGCTGCGGATCGACCAGGCCAAGAGCTTCTCGTTCGTGGTCGACGACATCGACACGGCACAGAGCCCTGGCGGTGAACTCGACGGCGCGCTGTCGGAGGCGACCTACGGGCTGCGTGACCTCGCAGACCAGTACGTCGCGTCGCTCTACACCGGCGCGCAGTCGGCCAACGCGATCGGCACCGTCTCCGTGACGACCGCAGCGCTGGCGTACACGCAGCTCCGCAAGCTCAAGACGAAGCTCGACGAGGCGAACGTGCCGCTCGAAGGCCGCTACGCCGTCGTGCCGTCCTGGTACGAGGGCCTGCTGCTCGAAGACGACCGGTTCGTGCGAGTCGACGCGTCCGGCACCGACCAGGCGCTGCGCAACGGCATCATCGGTCGAGGTCTCGGTTTCGACGTGCTGATGTCGAACAACGCGCCGCTCGTCACCGGCGACGACTACGCCGTCATCGCCGGTCATCCGATGGCGATCAGCTACGCCGAGCAGATCGTCGAGGTGGAGAACCTGCGCCTCCAGACGACCTTCGGCACCGGTGTCCGTGGGCTGCACGTCTACGGCGCCAAGCTCGTCCGTCCCGACGCGATCGCCACGGTCGTCGCGAGCATCACCTGACCAGTAGGCCCCGCCCGTTCCCCGCGGGCGGGGCTGCTTGTCGTCCACGTTCCGTTCCAGTCAAGGAGCAACCCTCATGGCTCGTACCGCAGTCACCGTCGGCGTTCTCTCCCGCACCGGTGCCACCACCAACGCGGGTGTCACTGCCGACACCACCAACGACCACATCGTCGACCTCGCCGGCTACCCGCTGGAGGAGTACGTGTTCCGCTTCACGAACACGAACGGCTCCGACCGGGTCGCGACGATCGTCGCAGGCGACAACCCCCCGGCGCTCTCTGCCGGACAAGGCAACCTCGACATCACCGTCCCCGCCACCACGGGCGACATCACCGTCGCCGGCTTGGAGTCGGCACGGTTCGCCCAGAACGACGGCACGCTGCTGATCGACCTGGCCGCGTCGTTCGCCGGCACCGTCTCCGCGGTGCGGGTGCCCCGCTGATGCCCGCAACTGGCCTGTTCCTGACCGTCGGCGGCGACATCCTCGAGCTGGACATCCCAGACTCGGGGTTCGCCGCCGAACGGTTCCAGGAGCAGCTCTCCAAGGGCGACATCCAGCCGATCGACCCCGACTCCTGCGAGCAGGTCGTCACCGCGACCGATCGTGTCGCCGTGCCCGGCGGCGGGTTCGAGACGGTCGAGACGACCCGCTGGGTACGCAAGGCGGTCGAGTCCGAACCGGAAGGTGGCGACCCGTTCGCGGGGCTGAACGTCAAGGCGCTGCGAGCACTCGCGGAGGAACGCGGCATCGACCTCGATACCGCGAAGTCCCGCGCCGCGATCGTCGAGAGGCTCACCCCCCTGACCGCGACCGGCGACGACCCGGACCCTGACGAAGACCCCGACGTCGAAGGCTGACCCTTGCCGATCATCACCGGGAACGACCTCGCCGCGTACATGGGCGTCAACGACACGGAGGACTCCACCGAGTTCGACCTTGCCGCCGACACCGCATGCGACGTCGCGGTCGGATGGGCCGGTCGGAGCTTCGACAAGACCGAGATCGTCGACGCGTCCGCACGGACGTACCACGCGGACACGTCGGGCTACCTGATGGTCCACGACTTCTGGTCGACGACCGGTCTCGTCGTGAAGACCGACGACAACGACGACGGCACGTACGAGACGACCTGGACGTACGGCACCGACTTCGCGTTGCGGCCATCGAACGGCCTCAAGCGCGGACGTCCGTGGCCGTACGAGGAGATCATCGCGGTCGGGCTTCGTCGGTTCCCGACGATGACGAACCGTGCCGCGGTGCAAGTCACCGCGGCGTGGGGATGGTCGAGCATCCCGGCCCCGATCCGTACCGCGACGTTGATCGAAGGTGCGCGTCTGTTCCGCCGCAAGGACTCACCCGAAGGCATCCTTGGGGGGTTCGAGGCGTTCGGTCCGGTGCGCGTCTCGCACTTCGATGATCCCGACTTCGTCCGCCCCTTGAGTGGGTACCGGCGCGTCGCGCGGTCAGTGGCGATCGGCTGATGGCCGAGCTCGCAGAGATCCGCACAGCGATCGCAGCGAGCCTTGCACCGATCCCCGTGCTGGGTACGCGCGCACGTGCGTACGTCCCGAACAAGATCACGCCACCGACCGGGTTCGTTCATCCACTCGCGATCGACTTCGACACCACGATGGCGCGCGGAGCGGACTACTACACGCTCGGACTCACCGTCTGCGTGTCGACCGCGATGGATCGCACCTCGCAGGAGAACCTCGACGCCTACTGCGCGTCGTCTGGAAGTTTGTCGGTGAAGGCGACGCTCGAACGGTTCGACCCTGCAAACCCGACCGAGAACCCGATCGCAGCCGTGCTCGATTGGCTGACCGTGAAGCGCATCGTGGATTACGGCTGGCTGGAGATCACTGGCGTCACCTACCTCGGCGCGCGTTTCGAGTTGGAGATGATGGCGAATGGCTGACTCGTACCGCGTACTCGTCGGGGTCAACTATCTCGTCAAGGGCGCCGAAGTGCGCGGCGAGCCTGGCGAGATCGTCACCGATGTTCCCGTGAAGGTCGCGAAGCAGTGGCTCGCTGACGGCGTGCTCGAAGAAGTGGAGGGCTGATGTCGGCTTCATCGGCTCAGGCCGCGCGGGTGATCCTCGGCGACTTCGCTCTCTCTGGCTACGCGACGAAGGTCGGTGTCGCCGGCACGATCGACATGCTCGAGACGACAACGATGGTCAACTCGTCGCGCACGCGGATTCCTGGACATTCCGATGGCAAGGTGTCCGTCGCTGGCTACCTCGACACCGACACCGACGCGACAGCGCAACACCGGCAGATGTTCGACATGCTCGGCGTCGCGACCGCGGACGTGTTCTCCTACGCGCCGACCGGCTTCGCCCGCGGGAACCCGGTGATTCTCGGCACGCCCCGCGAGGAGTCCTACCCGATCGACGCCGATGTGGGCGGGGTCGTTGGCTGGACCCTCGACCTCCAAGCCGATGACGTGCTCGACCTCACCGGGGTGTCCCTCGCCGATCTTGCTGCGATCACCACCGACACGAACGGTACCGGTGTCGACAACGCGGGCAGCTCCGCACGCGGCGGCGCCGGCGCGTTGCACGTCACCGCCTATTCGGGCCTGACGAGCGTGGCGTTCAAGGTGCAGCACTCGACGGACAACTCGTCGTGGAGCGACCTGGTGAGCTTCGCGTCCGTCACCGCGGTCGGCTCGGAACGCAAGACCGCGACAGGCACCGTCAACCGGTACCTGCGTGCGTTCGCGGATGTCACGGGCTCCGGGTCTGTGACGTTCCAGATGTCCTTCGCTCGTCGCTGACATCCCCCGTTACCCCCTCGTTCGGCCCTTCACCCTTGCCCGCTCGCGGGCTGATCCAAGGAGTCCCCTGTGGCTTTCTCCGCCGGCAAGAACGCGGTCATCAAGGTCGACAGCGGCGCAGGTTCGCTCGTCGACCTGTCCGCGTACCTCAACAAGGGTGGTGTCGGACTCAAGGTCGACATGCTCGACACCACGACGTTCGGTGCTGCGGCCAAGACCCGCATCCCCGGCTTGAAGGACGGCGACAAGATTCCCCTCGCTGGCCCCTTCGACGGCGCGCTGTACGCCCACTTCGCGACGATCTGGGGCAACGGCGGCGGACTCACGTCCGGCAATGGGTCGCTCTCGTTCGAGTACTACCCGGCGGGCACGACCTCGACGTACCCGAAGATGACCGGAGAGTGCTTCCTGTCCGGCCTGAACGTCGACTCGGATGTCGGCAACCCGAACGCGGTCACGGTGGAGCTCACCGTCACGGGTGACGTGACGACCACCACGGCCTGACCGTGGCCTCCCTTGGGGTTCGCGTCGAGGGCGGCAAGGAACTGCGCTCGGCACTGCGTTCTGCCGGCGACGGCTTGCCCTCCCTGCTTGGGGGCGCGAACAAGAGCGCGGCTCAGATCGTCGTCGATCGAGCGCTCCCCGCCGTCCCTGTGCGCTCCGGCGCGCTGAGCCGGTCGCTTCGCGCTCTCGGCTCGCAGCGTTCCGGTCGCGCCGTAGCCGGTCAAGCGCGAGTCGGTTACGCGGGCGCGATCCATTGGGGTCGCACGACGGGGAATGTCGGTTCGCCGCCAGGGAACCGAATGGGGCGCAACCCGATCCGCGCCCGCCCCTTCCTGTGGGACGCAGCGCGTCGTCACGAGTCCGAGGTGGCCGAGCAGTACGACGAGATGCTCGGCGACCTCGTCCGCATCATCGAGAACGCAGGGGGCGGCCGCGTCCAAGCGCGTCGCGGTCTGCACGTCATCAACTGAGGGAGCACCATGGCAGGCGAGGAACCGACCGCGCTCACCGTTACCGCTAACGGCAACGAGATGGTGCTTGTGTACGGCAACTTGTCGCTCGGCGAGAAGCGAGCGTGCAAGATCGAGACCGGGTTGTCGCTCGAGGCCTGGATGGCTGACGTTTCCGACGTCACCGTGTGCGTGCTCTGGTGGCTCGCTCGTCGAGCGAACGGCGAACCGCGCCTGCCGTACCTCATTGCGGAACCGGAGTTCGAGAAGCTCGACACGATCGCCGTCGACTTCGGCGGGGAGGACGACGACCTCCCGGAATCCTGAGGGCCAGGTGCGCGGCGTACTGGCCCAAGCTCTCGTATCACTTCGGGCTGCTGCCCTGGGATGTTCATCGCCTGTCGCGCCGCGAGCTCGATGGCTATATCGAAGCGGCAAACAAGATGGGCGGTGAGTGATGGCGAAGAACGTCACCATCACGATCGTCGGCGACGCGACCAGCGCACAACGCGCACTCAGCCAGTCCGCCGCTGCGGCGGACAGCTTCTCATCGAAGTGGGAATCCACGGCTCAGAAGATGACGCAGGTGGGCTCGACGCTCACGAAGGCTGTCACGCTGCCCATCGCTGCCCTCGGGTTCCTGGCGTTCCGGGAGCTTGCCGAGTCCGGCAAGGTCGCTGCACAGACCGAGGCTGCGATCCGCTCGACTGGTTCCGCCGCGAACGTGACGGCCGGGCAGGTTGCGAACCTGTCGTCGGCGCTGATGACCAAGTCCGGCATTGACGACGAAGCGATCGCGTCGGGGTCCAACCTCCTGTTGACCTTCACTCGGATTCGCAACGAAGCGGGCAAGGGAAACGACATCTTCACCCAGGCGACTGAGATCGCCCTGGACTTGTCCGTCGCTCTCGGCTCCGACATGAACGCCGCGTCGATCATGCTCGGCAAGGCGCTCAACGACCCGATCGCTGGTGTCACTGCCCTCGGGAAGGCTGGCGTTCAGCTCACCGATCAGCAGAAGGCACAGATCCAGTCCTTCGTGGAGAGCGGCGATGTCCTCTCCGCGCAGAAGCTCATCTTGAAGGAGCTCGAAACTCAGGTCGGCGGGAGCGCGGAAGCGTACGGCAAGACCCTCGCGGGCCAGGTCAGCCGAGCGAAGGAATCGCTCATGAACGCGGGGGCGACGATCATCGGCGTGTTTGCCCCCGCGCTCCGCTCAGGTGCGTCTGCGTTGCAGGGCTTCGCGCGTTGGCTCGACGAACTCGGCCCCGGCGCGAAGCAGGCCGTCGGGGGGACGCTCCTCTTTGCCGCGGCGGTAGGTCCGGTCATCACGGTTGTGGGCCAACTGATGAAGGCCGGGAACAGCCTTGCCGACTGGTTCGCCGCTGGTGCCAGTGGCGCGCAGACCCTTGCGCTCAAGGTCATGTACGCGGTCGAAGCCCTCAAGGCCATGTCGCTCTCCACGGTGCTCGTCGGCGGCGCGCTCGCAGTGGGCGTTGGCGCGCTCGCAGCCCTGTGGCTCGCGTTCCAGGCGGGCGAGAGTCAGTACGACCGCATCAAGGAAGCCGCACACAGGTGGGCCGACTCGCAGATCCTGGGCGCGAAGGCGGCAGGCGACGCACGCGCACAGATCGACGCGTTGCGCGGGTCGCAGGATGTCCTCAAGGCGAAGATCGCCGAACTCGTCGAGGTGCAGGAGAGGCTCAGTCGCGGTAACGACAACACGAAGACCACTGCTCAGCAGTGGTCTGCTGCCGTTGAGGAAAACAACAAGCAGCTCCTGGGTCTTCGTACCCGCCACGACGAGCTGAACCCGCGCATTGCGGAACTGCGCCGCCAGGTCCAGGAAGCGGCTGCCGCGGAGAAGGCCCGCAAGGCCGACCTCGACGCCATCGCGGCAGGCACCCTCGACGTTGCAGCCGCGACGGACGAAGCGAAGCAGTCCATCCAGCAACTCCAGAACGCGTACCTCGCCGCGCAGGGCGGAGCGGTCGGCTACCAGCAGTCGCAACTCAACGTCATCGAAGCTGAACAGGCACTGGCCGAGAAGCGTGCAGATGGCAACGCGACCGCCGAGGAGGTGCGCGCCGCTGAACTGAACGTGGAGCAGGCGCGCATCGCAGCCTCTGCGGCGGCGAACCAGTTGACGATCGACGAAGCCGAGCTGGCGAACAAGCTCAAGAACGAGGGCGTCGGTGCGCTCGTCGACATGCGGAACAACTTGCAAGCGACGAAGGACAAGTACGGCGACGCGACGGGCGCGGTGCAGGAGCAGATCGACAAGATCAACTGGCTCATCTTCACCGCGTCGCAGATCCCGACACACAAGGGCATCGAAGTGGATGTCATCACCGCGTCAGCGCAGGAGGCGATCAACGGTGTGGAAGAAGCCCTGAACCGGGTGACGAGCCGGACCTGGAACGCGGTGGTGAAGGTCGCGGGAGGGATGTTCGATGACTGATCTGGTCGCGAAGCACTGGCCGCATCTGGCCGAGCTGGTCTCCACGCTGGAAGCCCTGAACGGCAGCACGGTCGAAGTGACAGGCGCGATGACGAAGGTCTCACAAGAGACCGTCGACGCGGTCCATGAGGGCCTGTTGAAGAAGCAACGGTCCGGGTCTCTCGGACTCAACGACTAGGAGCGCGACCGTGGCATTGCAGACCTGGGCGTCACTCGCGGGCGGCGTCGCATCCACAACGGACGGCACGCCACTCGCGTCGTCGGCGTCCATCGCGACGATCTCCCCGAACGCGACGACGAACCCGCCGCTGACGATCCGCGCCGGCGCCCTGTTCCGTGGCGCTGTGCTGCGCGTCACCGCGGCAGGTCGGCACTCGACGACAGGTACCCCGACGCTCACGTTCGGTCTGTTCGCGAACGGCTCCGGCGGGACGTTGCTCGCGTCGTCCGCAGCGTTGACGTGCTCGAACAACGCGGCGAACCTCGCCTACTTCATCGACGTGCTCGTCCGCTGCGACACGATCGGTTCGTCTGGTGCGCTCATCGTCGAAGGTTCCGTGACGCTCGGCGGTGTCGGCGCGTTCAGCATCCCCGCGTCGTCTCCTGCCGCGGTGACGGTCTCGACCGTCGCCGCGATGTCGCTCGATCTCACCGCGACATGGTCGGCGTCGTCCGCGTCGAACACGATCACGAACCATCTGTGGGTGGTGCAGGGCCTCAACGCTGACGTTGCAGGCTGATGGCCCCGCGTCACCCGCGGTTCCATCGCCCGCAACGCGGCTCGGATGCCCCGCCCGCGCCGGACATCACGGTCACCGCGTCGGAGGACTACCCGGAGCTGTACATCGACTGGATGCCAGACTCCGGTCCGAACTCCGCGAACGGCGAATGGGTCCCACTCACGTCGGTGACGTGGGAAGGGACCACGAAACGCGGCAGGCAGATCGAACAGGACCGCTTCGAGGCCGGGACCGCCACCCTCACGATCCGCACGGAGGACCGCCGGTACGACCCGGAGAACACGGCAGGCCCGTACTTCGGGAAGCTCACTCCGATGCGCCAGGTCCGCATCCGCGCGAAGTGGGCAGGCGTCACCTACCCGGTGTTCTTCGGGTACATCACGTCGTGGGGTCACACCGTCCCCGACGACGTGATGTTCGTGACGACGATCACCGTCAAGGACGGCTTCGAGCGACTGAACCAGATCAAGCTCCCGTCCTCCGCGTGGGCGTTGGAGATCCAGAAGGACAACCCCGACGCGTGGTTCCGCCTCGGGGAGTCCGACACGCCTCGGCTCACGGACTCGTCACCGGGCGGGAACTACGGCGTCTACGACAACTGCCAGCAGGGAGTCCCCGGCCTGGTTGTGAACGACGCCGATGGTGGGGTCGCGTTCGCGCATTCGCAAGAAGAACGCGTCACGATCCAGAACCCGGACCTCATCACCGGCTACCCGTTCACCGTGTCGGGGATGTTCAAGATCCGATCGGATCCGCTGTCCATTCCGATTGTGTTCAACTGCTATTCGGACTCCCCGGAGAACTTCAACGATCCGGGCGTGACAATCTACGTCAGCCCTTCGCGCTCGGGTCGCCTCGGAGTTGCCGTGGGCGATGCGGCGTCGAACTCTCGGTTCGCGTTCACCGCCGTGCCGGTCGATGACGACGCGCCGCATCACTTCGTTGGTGTGTGGGAGTCGGCGTCCTCGTTCCTGGTTTACCTGGACGGCGCGATTTCGTCCGGTCCGGTCGCGACCAACGGCACGGGGTTGCCGTCCTTCCCGCCCTCTGTGCCGTCGGGGTGGACGATCGGGAATGTCACTGACATCGCGGTGGGCGACTACGGCTTCGGAACGAATAGGCAGTTGCCGCAGCCTCCGTTCGCGGACGGCGAATGGTACGAGATCGACGAACGCGGAACGATCGACGAGGTGTGCGTCTGGAATGGCACTGTCGTCCCCGCGGCCCGTGCTGCGGCTCACGCCCTCGCGGCGTTGACGGGCTGGGCTGACGACGACACCGGCACCCGCGTCGACAGGTTCCTCGACGCGATCGACTGGCCCGCGGAGCTGCGCGACATCGAGACGGGTATCTCGATCCTCGGTCCCGCGAAATGGTCGACGGGCAACTCGGCCCTCTCCGTCCTCCAAGCTTGGGCTGACACCGAACTCGGCCAGTTCTTCATGGGCAAAGACGGCAAGGTCGTCTGGCGGAACCGGCACTACCCGCTCCTCAACCTCGCGAGCACGCGTTCGCAGGCGACGTTCGGCGACGGGCATTCGTCCGCAGAGTTGAAGTACGACAACAACGGCCTCGACTACGAACGTGCCGAGACCCTGATCCGCAACCCGGTCATCACGTCCCGCGAGAACGGCGTCACCGTCACCGTCCGCGACGACGACCTGATCCAGAACACCTACGGCGACCGCTCCTGGTCCGCACCGAACTCCGAAGACCGCGACGACGCCACCGTGCGCGACCGCGGCATGTGGCTCCTTGCCCGCTTCAAGCGCGAACAGACCCGCGTCAAGACCCTCGCGTTCAAGCCCCGCAAAGACCCCGACCGGCTCTGGCCCCAAGCCCTCGACCGCGAGATCGGCGAACGCATCACGATCCAACGCACCCCCGCCGGCCTCGACGCCGAGATCGTGCTGGACCAGATCATCGAAGGCATCGAGCACCGCTTCTCACCGATGTCGTGGCAGACGACCTTCCGCTGCTCGCCCGTCGATCCGAACGTCGGGTCGTACCTGATCCTCGACGACGACACCTACGGGCTGCTCGATTCTGGGCTGCTGGCGTACTAGCTCCACGGAGGCTGCAACGTGTCGCACTTCGTGGAAGTCCCTGGCCTCTCGACGCGCCTCGACGCCTCACCGCCAGACCCGGACAACCCGCGCACCTACTCCGACGACGCCTACCCGGCGATCATCGAAGACCAACGCCACGCCTACCACTGCACGACGTTCGACGAGGTGGTCGCCTGGCAAGCCGCGTTCCTCGCCGGGGAATGCCCGCCGCACCCCTTCCCTCGCCCGGCGATCGAACCGGTCCGCGACGAACGCCAAGTCGTGCCGCACATCAACGCGGGACGTTGGATCGCGGAGTGCCTGGAGTGCGCCGCGGCGAACGCAGTGTGGGACCGCAACCCGGACATGGTGTGCCTCGCGTGTGGCCGCGTGTTCGAGGTCTCATGGCAACCCCCGAAAGAACGTGCCGCGGTCATCCGTGTCCTCGCGGACTGGCCGACGAGCAACCAGTCGTGGGATGCCCACAAAGGCGAAACGATCGACGAGCTCAAGGTGCAAGCCGTGCTGATGCAAGGCGTCGCCCCAGAGCTGCGCAACGGCCTTCTCGTCGCGGCAGGGGTGGATATGCCGGACGATCTGATCTCACCGCAGGAGTACCTGGACCGGATGGTGACCAGCAGGGTGAAGGCAGCGAAGGACGCTGCCTGATGGGGTTCGGGACGCCGTTCACCGCAGTCGCGGGGACCGCCTGGAAAGCCGCGGACTGGAACACCTACGGCCGCGACAACATCGCGTGGATCGCGACCGACTCGCCATCGTGCAGCATCTACAACAACGCGCCGATCTCCCACACGTCGAGCGGATCGAACCAGGCGGTCACGTTCAACTCGGAACGCTTCGACAACGCCGCGATGCACTCGACATCGAGCAACCCGTCGCGTGTCACCGTCCCGACCGGCGGTGGCGGCAAGTACCTCTGCGGCTCCACCATCGGCTTCGCAGCCAACGGTTCCGGGCACCGCGCGCTCACGTTCCAGTTGAACGGAACCACCCCGTACATCGCGGTGCAAGCGTTCGTCGCGTACGCCGGTGCTGCGTTGACGAACACGTTGTCGACGGTTCGGGCGATGAGCGCGGCGGACTACTTCGAGATGTTGGCGTTTCAGAACAGCGGCGGCGCCTTGAACATCATCGACACCGAAGGTTCGCCGTCCATGTTCGCCTTCTGGTACCGCACCTGACCTCTCCGAGAGGAGCACCACCATGACCGTCCTTGCCAAGTACCGCAAGACAGTGACCGCGATCGTCGTCGGCGCGATCGGTTGGGCGACGCTCGTCGTCGCGTCGGACCCGTCGGCGATCACGGGTCCCGAGTGGATCGCTGGCGCGACCGCGCTCGCTATCGCGCTCGGCGTCTACACGGTCCCGAACCAGACCTGATGGCGAACCCGTCGGTCCACTACCTCGGTGTCGTCGGGACCGCGGGCAACGCGGACCACGCGCGCTGCGCCGCGCAGTGGGAACGGATCAAGTCGGAACGCTCCAACGAGTACGGCCCTGACGGTGCGTACAACTTCGGGGCGTGCATCCACGGCGAACGGTTCATCGGCCGCGGCTGGGACCGCGACTCCGCCGCGAACGGCGTGCAGGACGGCATCAACTACAACCCCGGCTCGCGTGCGATCTGCGCGCTGGTCGGCACCGACGATGCGATCACACCCGAGCTCGAGCGGGCCATCGCGGACTTCGCGACGGAAGCCGTCGAGCAGCACGGCCTCGACTGGCCGCTCCGTCCGCACTCGTCCTACGTCGCGACCGCGTGTCCTGGTGACGGGCTGCGCGACTTCATCGACCGATTCAACTCCGGGGCGCGCCCGAGTGTCGACGCTCCCGCACCGACCCCGAAGGGGAAGACCATGTACTGCGCTGTCGAGATGATCTGGAACGAGAAGTCGCAGCCTGTCGCGTCGGGCAAGGCGTACTTGATCTCGCCGAACGACCGTCCACTCCGGGCGCTCGCCGGGGCGATCGACGGACAGTTCGGCGTGCCGAGTGAGGTGTTGCAGTACACGCACCCGTCGGTGCCGTGTCCGATCCCGACCGCGTTTCTGTCGGTCGAGCAGTACCGCGCCCTCGTTGGGGCAGGCGCACCGGCCTGAGCAGGGAGCGGCCCCGCGGCCAACTTCAAGGGCCGACCGCGGGGCCTGTGCCGACACCTAACAGGAGGTGCCGACGGTGAGGGAATGTAACCGTGATGACGAACCCGTGCAGGTGGCGCGATGAGGCCCGACGCGTCGCAACCAGCGAAAGAGAGCTGACATGGCGATCGGGCTGTACCAGCGAGACCCTGGCAACGGTCAGGTGTGGATCATCGACCAGGACTCGTGGCAGACGCGGCGCGCTGTCACGTCATGGGACGAGCTGTCGTGGTGGACGAACTGGCCGTTCCAGAACCCGATCTGGAAGTTGCCCGCCGGTTGGTTCGACAGCATCCCGCCAGCGTGACGCGATGTCTGAACGCAGAGAAGCGCCGCGGATCGAAGCGTGGTACCGGGACTCAACGTGGACGGATGCACTGCGCGTGAGTCTTGCTGTCAGTGACCTGGATCGTCTGGAGCGGTATCAGCGTGAGCACGCTGACGAGATGGATGACTGGCGCTCTCGGTTCGAGACCAGGGTGGGTGAACGTCTCGCGGAGCTCGACGCGAAGTCCACTGGTCGAGATGAGAAAGTCAACCGGAAACTGGATCGTCTCACGGCCGGCGTCGGTGGGCTGATGGCGCTCGGGTTGGGAATCCTGCTCACCGCGTTGATGCAGGGGCGATGACATGCACCGGTGGAGTCCGGTCCTTGCTGTCCTCGCGGTCGCGGTGATCGTCATCGTTGCGATTCTCTCCAGCGATGCACCCCCGTCGTGTGAGCACGCCTACCGCGTTCTCTCCGCCCGTCTTCACGACTACTCCCTGTCGTTCGATCCCCGCTTGCTTCGCGACCTTCCGGAGTGCAGATGACCAGAGCGGATACACGGGCATGTCTGGTGTGGGCGACCAGCCAAGGGCAAGTGCTGTACGTGACACCAGGCGCCGAAGACGTGATCGGGTGGACCCCGGCACAGTTGATCGGTCAACCAATCCTCGCATTCGTTCCCGACAAGTACCGGGCAACCCACGAAGAATCGTTCGAGCGGACGGTGGCGACGGGCGTGTCACCCGCGGCAGGTCAACGTCGTGCGCTGTCGGCGATGGGTCGAGACGGTATGGAACGGCCGATCAACTTGACGCTGTGTGCCTTGGACGCCACCCCACGCTTGTTCATCGCTGTGATCGAGCGTCGTGGGCTCTAAGCGTGATGAGCCGGAGACTGTCCGGGTTGCGGTCCTCGCTGAACGCGTGGAGCACATCCGCAACGATCAAGTGCAGATCCGCAGCGACGTCGCCGACTTCCGCACGGACACCAAGGATCGCTTCGACAGCCTTGACGCGAAGATGGACGCGAACCGGACGCGGCAGATCGTGCAGCTGTGTGGGCTGGTCATCGCGATGGTGTTGTTCGTCGCGAACCTTCTTACCGGTCGGCTGTGACCCCGCGGTCGGGATGTCGCGCGGCGGCAACCGACCACCCCAACGCCGAGAACAAGTGACACGGGAGACCTGATGGCCCTCGCACTTTCGACGACCGTCCGCAACGCGCAGATGGACGCGATCACTACTGCGATCGGATCGAATGGTCTGCTGCGGATCTACGACGGGTCGCGGCCCGCGTCGGGTGGTTCGGCGACGACACTCCTCGCGGAGCTGGCGTTGTCCGCCACCGCTGCGCCTGGCGCGTCGTCGGGTGTCCTCACGCTCTCCGCGATCACGAACGACTCCAGTGCCAACGCGACCGGCACCGCGACGTGGTTCCGTGTCGTCACCTCCGGTGGGACGTTCGTCATCGACGGCAACGTGGGAACCTCGGGCTCGGATCTGAACCTCAACACCACGTCGCTCGTCGCAGGTGGCCCGGTCGCGGTGAGTTCGTTCGTCATCACCGCGGGCAACGCGTAGCTGTGGCGGTTGACGCTCACGCGAACCTCGCGTACTCCACCGTCGCGACCGCGCCGTCCCCCGCGACGTCGGGGACGTCACTCGTCGTCGCATCCGGTGAAGGTGCCCGGTTCCCGGCGGTGCCGTTCAACGCGACGATCTGGCCGACCGGCACGATCCCAACCCCCGCGAACGCGGAGATCGTCCGGGTCACGAACATCTCCACCGACACCCTCACGATCACCCGCACACAGGAATCGACGAGCGCACGCACCGTCGTCGTTGGGGATCAGATCGCAGCGACGATCACCGCGAAGACCCTCACCGACATCGAGAGCTATCTCACGGGCGAAGCCGCGACACGCGGCACGACGGGTTCCATCGCCTCCACCTACGACCGCGGTCTGTTCGCTGGAGCGAACGCCGCGGAGCTCTCCACCGGGCGGCTCAGCGTCTACCGGATCTTCTTGCCGAAGGGCTTGACCTGCACGTCGATCACGTTCCGTTCCGCGACCACCGCGCTCAGCGTCGGCACGAATCAGTGGTTCGCCCTGTTCGACTCCGCAGGCGCGATGTTGCGAGTCACCGCAGATGACACGTCAACGGCGTGGGCGGCGAACTCGGCCAAGACCCTCAACTTGTCGTCGACGTTCGTCACGACGTACGCAGGGTTGTACTACGTGGGGATCATGGTGAAAGCCACGACGGTCCCAACGTTGGAAGGTCTGGTGTTGTTCGGCAACGCGGGAGGTCAGAACCCGAAGGTTGGGGGCAGTGCCGACACCAGCCTGACGAATCCGGCGTCGTGTCCCAACCCGTTCACGTTCGCCAACTCGACCCGCATCGTGTACGCGGAGGTGTCGTGATATGGCGGAGTACGACGGCCTGCCTCTCAACACGCCGACCAAGGTCTCCGAGACCGCCGACCATGAGACGTGGGCGACTCGCACCGCGAATGGCGGCACCGTCGAACATCGCCCCAAAGTCGGCTCCAACGCCGGACTCGCCGCCCTCCGCGACGCTAGGATCAAAGCCTCCGTGCCGACGTTGCGTCAGTGGGCGAGCGACGCGCGAGGTACCACCGTCACCGCGGGAAACGCGGTAGCGACGCTTCAAGTCGTCGTGAACCGGCTCGGGACGTTCTTCGACGGCATGGCCGATCTGATCGAGGCATCCGGACGAAACGGGTCCTGACGCATGTTCGGTGGCGACGCGTTCGGATGGGTTGCGCCAGGCCAAACCCACTCCGAAGGAACGACCGTCACCGGCACCGTCGCGGTCACACTGGCGGACGCGACGTGCGCGGCCTCAGGTTCGAGCGTCACCGGCACGGTTGCTCAGACCCTCGCCGGAGCGACCGTCGTCGCGTCCGGTGGGCATGGCCCGTCCGGGTCCCTCGCGCAGACGTTGGCCGACGCGACTTCCACCGCGACAGGTGGCACCGGCCCTGCTGGGACCCTGGCCGTCACGCTCGACGACGCGACCGGCGCAGCTTCCGGGTCGTCGGTCACCGGGGCTCTCGGCTCAACCCTCTCGGACTGCACAGGCGCGGCCTCCGGTGGGCATGGTGTCGCCGGGTCCTGCGCCGCCACGCTCGATGACGCAACGGGCTCCGTGTCTGGTGGGGTGGGCGCGGCGGGAAGCCTCGCTGCGACCCTCGCGGATGCGCTCTGTGCCGCGTCGGGTTCGTCGGTGGTCGGCACCCTCGCGGCGCTGCTCGCGGGCTGCACCATCAACGCGGACGGCACGTTCGGCGCCACCGCGGACCCCAACCCGATCACGCTCACCCTCCGCGACCGCGGCCACACCGCAACCCTCGACGGCAACGGTCACACCGCGACACTGCGAGATCGAACCCACACCGCCACGATCGACGACGACGGCCACACCGTGACGGTCCGCGACCGCGGCCACACCGCCACCCTCCGGGAGCAGCGCCGATGAGCCAGAAGCTCGCCTACCACATCACGGCGGATCGTCCTGCCGCGAAGCTCTGGCTCGAAGACGACGACGGCACCCTCATCGACTTCTCGACGGGCTACACGTTCACGCTCCTGATCGGCGACAAGGGTTCCGCCGCGAAGCTCACGAAGGCCTCGGGCATCACGGGCGCGGCAGGTTCCGGGAAGGAACCGACCGGCGTCCCGAACGTCACGGTGACGTGGAGCGCGGGTGAGATTGCCGCGTCCAGCGTGGTCGCCGGGCAGAGCTACGTGTTCGAGCTCACCGCCCGCGCGACCGGGTCTCTGGACCGCGTGTTCGAGGGTATGTTCGAGGTACGCAGGGTCGTGCTCGCCGCGTCCTGACCTAGCCCGTCACTTCACGCGTTGCGCCCCCGACTTCGGTCGGGGGCTTCTTCGCGTTCGACGAACGATCCACACTCCTGCGCCTGCCCCGAACGGGATCAGGAATAACCACATCCCGTAGTACCAGAAACCGTTCCAGAGTGCTTGCACTTCGAGCCTCGAATTGTCTTAGGTGGCTCGGCACTTCTTCGCTGCGGCTGCGTACTGGAGCCGGGTTGTCTTCCCGTGTGAGTCGCGCAGTGCATCACGGACCGTAACGTTCACCGGATGAGATTGCTCAGGCCCGATCCCGGACGGGTTCGCCGGTCATCGGGTCTAACGAGTGGTGCTCCACCAGAACTGCTGGCTCAACATCGGGCACGTCGCCCCCGCCGAGCTCGATCAGGGTTTCGAGAAGCTGGTTCGTCCGTCGCTGTTCGATCAGAAGTGCGTCGTGCATGTTGCATGTGACGCGGGCGACGGAGAACAGGTTGGCTGCGATGAGATTCCGGTCCGAGAACCGGGCGCCGGTCTCGGTGAGCGCTCCCTTCTGCATGGACGCGGAGGGTACACCGAATCAGGCGAACGTGAGCACGCGCCGTGGGTCGGGGAGCTGAGCGACAGTGTTCGCCGCGGCGCCAGGGTCGGTCCAGGTGTAGCGGCGGGTCATCTCGATCGACTCATGCCCGGCGAGTTCCTGGGTGACGACGAGATCCCTGTCGACGGCGTAGCAGTCCGTGATGAACCGGTGTCGCAGCGTGTGGAGCGTGTGGTCGATGCCGAGATCGTGAAGGTAGGCGTTGCAGAGCATCGACATGTAGTGGGCGGTGATGTGTCCGCTGCGCCCGTCGTGGTAGGGGAACAGCCACCCGGAGCGGGGGAGTCGCAGGGCCTCGACGAGCAGCGGCGCGAGCGGCACGGTGCGAGGTTTCCCGCCCTTGGATTCCTCGACGAACACGGTCGGGACCCGAGCGTCGATCATCAGGTGTTCACGCCGGAGCGGCGCGAGGTCGCAGGCGCGTAGACCCGCGTACGCTGCGAGCCACATCGCATTCGCGATCCGAGCGGGCGGGTTCTGGAGCGCGCGAGCGACGTCATCGACGGGCATCGGGTTCGGCAGGTACTTCCGCCGCCGGGTGCGTTCCAGCCGGTATGTCGGGTCCTCGTGGACGTAGCCCTCGATCGTTGCCCACTTGAAGAACCCGCGGAAGTGGCTGGTCTCTGCGGAGCGGTAGCCCGCGTCGGGGAGCGCGTCGAGGTAGGCGCGGAGGTCGTCGAGGTGGATGTGGAGCAGGGAGCGACTTGCGTGGATCTCGAGCCGTCGTAGCGCGCGGATGCGGTAGGTGACGGTGGTCGGTCGTAAGCCGCGTCTTGTCATGTGCGCGACGTGCCGCCGAATGATCTCGGCTCCGTCCATCGGGCCTCGCCCACCCGGCCCTGTTCGCGTGCGGTGCCGAGTGGGCGAATGTTCACTCACCGTGGGGATGGGTGCAAGGGGTCGATTGGATCTGACGGGTCAGGCAGCGCGTTGGCCGCGTTCTGCGGGCCGGGTTCCGCCAGCGCGGTTGCGCCCTGCGCCGGTGCGGTTCTGGCCTCGCGAGCGTTGCGGGCGTTCGACGTTGATCTTGTCGAACATGCCCATTGTGCCTCCGGTTCGTGGTTCGTCGTACGAGTCGAGTCCGAGCACCCATGCTGCGGTGAACTCCGGGTGCCCGCTGGCGATGGCGAGGTCTTCGATGCGACGCGCTGTGCCGATCGGGTCTGACGGCTTGCCGCGGTCGCGCTCCCACTTCGAGACCGCTGCCGAGCCCACGCCTGCGACCTTCTGGCCGAACTCCTCCTGCTCGAGATCCAGGGTGCGCCGAACCTTGCTGATTCGGTCGGCCATCGTCCACTCAACTCGGAGGACCTGTGCTGTCGTCATCGTTCCTCTCTCCACCGTGCGGGGGGTTCTGTTCCGGAGAGCGTACAGATTGTGCGCTCCTGTTGCAAGGCGTGGCCGGATGAACACTGAAAGTCGGTGATGAAGGGTCTTGCAACCGAGCGTTGAATGTTCTACGCTCTCGCTCGTGACCAACGCCTCTCCCGAGCTCCTGACGGTGCAGGAAGTCGCCGATCTCTACCGGGTCCATCCCGGAACGGTGCGCCGCTGGGTGCGCGACGAGATGGTCACCGCAGTCCGGACGCCGGGTCGCGGTATCCGTGTTCGCCGCGTCGAGGTCGAGCGGCTGCTGGCTCCTGAGCCCACCGAGGCCGCGTCGTGAAGGTGCTCGGGTTCCTCGCCCTGACCCTCGTCTGCGCGTTCTCGTTCCTGTACGGGTACGCCTTCCTGCTCCTCCTCATCGGCCTCGGGTTCGCTGCCGGCGCGATGACCTTCTACGACCGTGGTGTTCGTGACGGCGCCCACGACGTGCTCTCCGAGTTGCGGTCGAGGCAGTCGTGATCTTCCTGGCGACTGCTCCCGGTACCGGCTTCGGACGCGCGCTCGCGTGGGTGATCTTCGCGGGGATCGTGCTTGTCGCGGCGATCGACTTCGCGTTGATGGTCCGGCGTTCGCGTCGGTGGCGTGATGTGGAACGCGAGCAGCGGGGCGCGCAGCTTCGACGCGAATGGCGTGGCCGGTGACCGCCGAGCAGTACACGTCGGGCGACTTCCTCGTCGCGGCACTCGGTGTTCTCGCGCTGCTCGCCATCGCGGCCGGGTTCCTGTGGCTGCACCGCGACAAGAACGCGGGGGTGCAGGCGAGTGCGTCGCCGCTGGCCCCCGTGGAGACCAGCGAACCCCCGACGGCTCCTTCCGCCGTGTCGGGGACGGCTGGTCTCGATGTGGCCCCGGACGGTACGACCGGAAGCGTTCCTGTTCCGCTCCGCTCGATGCGTCCGGGGTCACGTCTCGCTCGCTGGTCTCTCCAAGCCGCGCGTGAAGAAGCCGCGAGGGACCAGTCGTGAGAGGCGACCGCGACGCGTTCCTGCGTGGAGTCGCGAACCTGAGAGTCGCGTTGGAGGCGAAGTTCAGCCAGCTCGACGAACGCAAGCTCGCCGCCCTCCGCGCCCACGCAGACGACGCGCACTTCATGTGGCGTCTCTCGGGCCTCCCATCCGGACAGACGATCGCGCCGCTCGCGTGAGCCTCCAAGAGTTCGCCTGCTCCGCGTGCGGTCACCGCATCGGCCTTCTTCCCGGATCATCCGCGATCCACGGGTCCTGTCCGAACCGTCAACACGGCAAGCCCGCACCGGCCTACGTCCGCATCGAAGGTGACGCGTGAACGCCCTCGGTCGGCCCGTCACCCCGGAGCCTCTGCCGCGCGTGCGGGTCGAGTACCGCGGCCGGTTCCTGTTCGGCGTCGCGATCGGAGCCGGGTTCCTCGCGGACTCCGGTCAGGTGTTGAACCTCGAGAAGTACCCGCACCGATTCCGGAACGACCAGTCCTGACGCGAGAACGCTCCGACCGCTGCCCTTGGAAGCAGAGCGGTCGGAGCGCCCGACACCAAGGAGCGTAACGCATGGCCTATCCGACCTCGGTCGACCTCCCGCTCGCGCTGGCCGACGCGCTCGCGAACTACATCGCGTCGACGCTCGACGATGCGGACCCCCCGGAGGTCCACGACGCCTACTCGTACCTCGCCTCAGAGGTCGCCGCGTGCACGGGCCAAGGAGAGATGCTGTGACCGCCACCATCGACATCGACGGCATGAGCCGCGACGAGTGGCTCGATGTGCGCCGCCAAGGCATCGGCTCCTCGGACGCGCCTGCCATCTGCGGCCTGGACCGCTTCCGTTCCCCGTTCGTCGTCTACCTCGACAAGCGCGGCGAGCTCGACGAGGAGCCCGAGAACCCGGCGATGGAGTGGGGCCGTCGCCTGGAGGACCCGATCGCCGCGAAGTTCGCCGACGACACCGGCCTCGAGGTAGCCAAGCCGACCGTCATGTACCGCCACCCGGAGCACCCGTTCATGCTGTGCTCGCCGGACCGGCTCGTCGGCGATGTCGCTTTGCTGGAGATCAAGACCTCCGCTTTGCGTCACGACTGGCGCGACGGCCCGCCCGAACGCGTGCTCGTGCAGGGTCAGCATCAACTCCTCGTCACCGGCCGCGAGCGCGTCCACTTCGCCTGCCTGCTCGACGGGCGCTACTACGACACCTGGACGTTCGAGCGCGACGAGGACACCATCGCGCTCCTCGTCGAGATCGAGACACGGTTCTGGCAGCGCGTGCTCGACGGCGACCCGCCCCCCGTAGACGGACACCAGTCGACCACCACGGCACTCGCGCAGCTCTACGCGTTCTCCGAACGCGACCTGGAAGTCGACCTGCCCGACGACGCGCGTCGACTCGTGGAGGAACTGCGTCTCGCCAAGCAGATGGCGACGGACGCGAAGGCGGACGTGGATCTCGTGCAGAACGAGTTGAAGGCGCTGCTTGGCAACGCCGAGATCGGTCTGCTCGACGGCGAGCAGGTCGTCACCTGGAAGGCGGGGAAGCAGCGAGACCACCTCCACAACTGCCCGGACTGCGAGCACCCCGCCGGCCCGCCGTCTCGCGCCTTCCTCTTGAAGGGGGCGCGATGACCCTCGCGGAGTCTGTCGCCGCCAGCTCGACCGAGGTCGAGAAGCCCAAGCCCACCGTCGCTCAACTGATCGACGTGCAGAAGCACGAGATCGCTCGCGCCCTCCCGCGCCACCTCACGACCGAGCGGTTCGCCCGGATCGTCCTCACCGAGTGCAAGCGCACCAAGAAGCTGCTCACCTGCACGCCGTCGTCGCTGCTCGGCTCGATGATGCAGGCCGCACAGCTCGGCCTCGAACCGGGACCGCTCGGCCAGGCGTATCTCGTTCCCTACAACGGCGAAGTCTCGCTCATCATCGGCTATCGCGGCTACATCGACCTCGCTCGCCGGTCGGGCCAACTGCTCGACATCGTGGCGCGCGAAGTCAGGACCAAGGACGACTTCGCGTTCGAGTACGGGTCGGCCGAGTTCCTGCGCCACGTCCCCAAGCTCAACGACCGCGGCGAGACGATTGCGTACTACGGCATCGCCAAGTTCCCCGGTGGGGGCCAACTGCTGCACGTCATGGACTTGGCCGAGATCGCAGAGCGGCGGAACCGATCCAAGGCGAAGTCGTCCGGGCCGTGGGTGACGGACCCCGGACCGATGTCGCGCAAGACGGTGATCCGCGCCATGTCCCCCTACCTGCCCATGTCGCCCGAGTTCGCCGCGGCCCTCGCCGCCGACGAAGGGGTCTTCGACTTCCGGCCCGATGACACCGACGATCCGATCGCCCGTACCGACGACCCCAACGTCATCGACGTCGAGCCGGAGCCCGACGAGTTGTCCGTCCCGGAGCGCATCGCCGAGTACCGCGCCACGAAGGTCTCCGGGGCGACGAAGGCGCACCGCGAGCTCGACGAGTTCCTGAATGACTCGGGCATCGCGATGGACCTCGTCGGCATCACCGACGAGCAGACGGCCGGCCTCGCCGTGTGGTTGGACGCTCACCCGATCGGCTCGACGTGACGCCGCTCGAGTTCTCTGCCGTAGCGCGCCGAGTTGGCGCGGCCTGCCTCGCGAACGGCCTGCACGTTCCGGCGTTCCGCGTCCCACCGCGGAGGCGCGACCTGACGCGTTCGGTCCGCTTCCACCCAGGCGGAGCGGTGGTCTCCGTGCGCCTCGCGGACCGAGACGACGAGGCCGTGATCGACGACGTGGTGCTCGGCGCGCTCGTGGCGAACCGCAAGGACGCTACGCATCCCGCGCTGTCCGCTCTCGCCGCAGCAGCACGCGGGGTGCCGGCGTGAGCTGGCGTGAGCTGGCCGCGTGTCGGTCCATGCCCGTGACCGACTTCTACCCGGAGGGATCGCGCTCCGGGTGTCGCCCGTACACGGCCGCGCGTGCAGCGTGCGCCGGGTGTCCAGTCGTTGCGGCGTGTCTTGCCGCTGCGCTTGACGAGGAACGCGAGATGTTCGCTCGCGGGTTCTCCTACAGGCACGGGTTCCGCGGCGGGATGACTCCGACGGAACGGGCGCAGTTCGACGTCGGATGGCGAGAGCTGACGTGCGTCGTGTGCGCTGCGACGTTCGTGGCCCCTCGCCGCGCTGGCGCCGTGCCGGTGACGTGCTCCGATCTGTGCGCCTACGACCGCCGCCTACAGCAGCAGCGCGAGCACAACGAACGGCGCCCGCGCCAGTACCGCCGCACCGCGCGGCTCGGCGGCACCGCGAAGCGCCGCAAAGAATCAGCGCACCGCAAGCGTGAACGCCTCAAGGCCAAGGCGCGAGGTGCGGCATGACGTCGCGCGAGGTCGTCACCCGGTTCAAGGATGTCGGCAACTGGAAGCCGAAGCGTCGCAAGCGTCTCCGCGTCGTCGGATCGAAGGGCCGTACCCACCGCGACCGGATGGACGAACTGCGTCCGGTAGTCATGGCTCGCGCAACGTGGCGGTGCGAAGCCCGCGTGGAAGGCGTGTGTGTCGGCACTGCCCACCACGCTCACCACGTCTGGCCGTCAGGGCGCGGTGGACCCGACGTACTCGAGAACCTGATCGCGGTCTGTGGTGCGTGTCACGACTGGATTCACCACGTCGCCCCCGCCGCTGCCCGTGAGCGCGGCCTGTTGCGATCGTCGCTTCCCGAGACGGACGACGCGGCATGAGCCAGGCCGAGCTCGCGTTGACGACGACCTGCCGGGAGTGCGGCAACCCGGTCGAGTACCGCGGTCACGGACGCCCACGGTCTCTCTGTGAGTCGTGCTACCCGGAGACTCCCCGATACCCGGCTCGGGTCCCGATGCCCGCGCACGAAGTTCCTGCGCCCCTCTCCGGACTTCCCGACGCGCCCTACCACCTCCACGACCCGGAGACGTCACGCGCCGCGGGTGAACGTGCCCTGCGTGGCGGTGCGGAAGCAGCGATCCGGGAGCTGATGGCCGACGGTCGGGCGCGCATCCTCGCCGAAGTCGTCGCGGTGCTCGCGCCCCGCGGCTACCGCTCCGACACCGTCTCGAGCGCGTGGACGCGAGCGAAGCGTCACCTCGCGCGCACCGGCAAGAAGCGCGCGTCGGTCGGTGGTTCGTTGCAGGAGGAATGGGGTCTCCCTGTGTTTGTGGCTGTTCGGGGAAGTGCGGACACAAACACAGGGAATTCGATGGGAGGGGAATCGTGAGCGCGCGCTTCGACGAGGCGAAGACCGCTCATGTGACCGCGTCGCGGCGCTGGTTGGGGCAGACGTCCGGTGCAGAAGGTCAGACGGTCGCGTTTGCTTACCGACTTCGCTTCGACTGCCGCGGGCGCCCCTATTGGTACGCGCCCGTGACCGCGTCGATGTGTGTGTCCTTCACCTCCCCGAACCACCAGGAGACGAACTGATGACCGCTCACACCATCGACGAAGCACTCGCGAAGTTCGACCTCATCGCCGGGACAGGCGACGGCGAACAGACCGCATGCACGATGACCGCGCTGTCGTGGGTGAACGGCGACGCATGGTCCGATCGCCTCGCGTGCGCCAACCGGATCATCAACTCGGCGGCGATCACCGCGAACGACGCGCCGGGTGTCACCGCCAAGCAACGCGCCGAGCTGGTACGCGCCGGTGAAACAGGCGTGCTCGACACCTGGTGGGTGCCCGATGTCGTGGTCGCGTGGGCACTCGGGCAGGAGCCTGGCGAGTGGTACCCGCGGGTTCTCGCCGCGGTGCGTGCCATCGCCGCGTGGAAGGACACGCGCTACGACGTGGGCGCCTACCTCAGGGACGCCGACCTCAGGGGCGCCTACCTCGGGGACGCCGACCTCAGGGGCGCCGACCTCGGGGACGCCAACCTCAGGGGCGCCAACCTCGGGGACGCCGACCTCAGGGACGCCGACCTCAGGGACGCCAACCTCAGGGGCGCCAACCTCGGGGGCGCCAACTATTCGCAGTTGACGCTCTGGCCGACGGAGTTCGACCCGTCAGCGGCCGGTGCGCGTCTCGTCTGACACGTTCTGGAAGCCCCGCCGCGCGGGAGGATCCCATCGTCTCTCAGGAGTCGCCGTGACCCGTGTCCTTTTCACCTTGGAAGTCCATCGTCATCGGTTGCGTGGTGTGCGTGGCTGTCATCGCGGTCGTGTCCGTTCACGATCCGTCGTCTGAACGGACCGTCGCGACTCCCACCACCACGAGTTTGACCACCACGACAAGTTCAACGACGACGACGCTCGCGCCGGAACCGGAACCCATGCCTGTAGCCCCACCAGAGATCGAAATACCAGCCCCGCCGGTCGTGGTGCCGAGCGCGCCTGCCGCGCCTGTGCCGAACGTGATCGGTGACGCGTGCGGCGGTGATCTGCCGCCGTGCTCAGTGAAGGCACGCGAGAGCGGCGGCGACTACAACGCGTACAACCCGACGGGTTGTGGTGGCCGCGGCTGCTACGGCGCGTGGCAGTTCTCGGGCGAGTGGGCCGGGAAGCTCGGCTTACCGTTGGACTTGTCGACGGCGACACCCGAGCAGCAAGACGCCGCGGCGCGTGCCCTGTGGGCGAACGGTGCCGGGTGCTCCAACTGGGACGCCTGCTGATGACGACGCTGGTTCTGTTGTGGGTGGCGCTGTTCGGAGTGTTCCCGTTCGCTGACCCCGGACATGACGATCTCGGCAACCCGGTTGTGTGGCTCGATCTGGCGTTGCATTTCGCGGCCGCGGGCATCGTGCTGAACCGAGAGATCGAGCGCCGTGTCCGCAAGCGGACGGACGCGTCGTGATGCGTCGTGTGGTGGTCGCGGTTGCGGTCGTCGTGTTCGGCGCGGCGGTGGGTGTGGCAGTCGCGTACGCGTTCGGGGATCGGTACGACGAGGACGACTCGTGAAGCCGTATTACGACGAGGGTGGCATCACGATCTACCACGGCGACGCGGTGTGCGTGCTCGCGCTCATCGACACCTTGTCAATCGACGCCGTTATCGCGGACCCGCCGTACGCGGAGACGAACCTGCAGTGGGACCGTTGGCCCGACTCGTGGCCGCAAGCCGTCGCTCAACAGGTTCCGAGGTCGGCGCCCCTGTGGTGCTTCGGGTCGCTACGCATGTTCCTCGATCGAAGCGACGAGTTCGCACAGTGGTCGATCGCCCAGGAGGTCGTGTGGGAGAAGCACAACGGCTCCAACTTCCACGCCGATCGGTTCCGCCGTGTTCACGAGTTGGCGGTGCAGTGGTACCGGGGTGAATGGGCGAACATCTATCGGGCGGTTGTCACTACGCCTGACGCGACAGCGCGGACGGTTCGCAAGAAGGCCCGCCCGCCGCAGTGGCACGGCGCGACTGGTGACAACGTGTACCGCTCCGAGGATGGCGGGCCGCGGCTGCAGCGGTCGGTGATCTATTGCCGCTCCGAGCACGGACGTGCGCTGCACCCGACGCAGAAGCCGCTCGGCATCCTCGAGCCACTGGTTCGCTACTCCTGCCCTCCAGGCGGGACCGTGCTCGACCTCTTCGCTGGCGCGGGATCGGCGTCGCTCGCGGCGAAGCAACACGGATGCCGGTCCATCGCGGTCGAAGCCGACGAGCGGTACTGCGAGATCGCTGCGAAGCGTCTCGCGCAGGGAGTGCTCGATTTCGGGGTCGGGGATCGGTACGACACAGAGGAGGAACAGTGAACGCGGCGGAGATTCGCGAGGCGCTGCATAAGCGGTGGCCCGATGGCGACTACGTGGTGATCGAGGAAGCACCGCTCGACCCGTCGCGGCAGGGACGCAAGATCGACCTGGTCGCGATCTCGGCCTGGAAGTCCCGCGGGTTCGCTGTCGATGCCGTTGAGATCAAGGTGTCGATGACCGACTGGCGCAAGGAACTCGCGGACATCGGCAAAGCGGATGGCTGGTGGACGCACTCGGATCGTTTCTGGCTCGCGGTGCCGTCTGAGATGACGGCAAAGGTGCGTGACGAGCTACCGCCTGCATGGGGGCTGCTCGGGGTGTCGGCCGGAGTTGCGTCGGTGGTCGTCCAGGCACAGAGGCATGGGCGCGAACCGTTCACTTGGTCGCAGTCCATCGGCCTACTGCGCGCCGCACAGGACGCCGGGTCCGGCGCGTTGCAGCGGGCGGAGTCCCGTGGGTTCGATCGTGGTCACGAACGAGGTCGCGCCGAGGGTGAGCGCGAGTCGGGAGTCGAGGCGCTGGCGGAGCTGCGCGCCAAGGTCGCTGCGGCCGAGGAAGCAACAGGCATCCCGATCGCGACATGGTCGAACGCCGACCGTTCGGTGTGGGGGTACGTGTCGCGTGACGACGTACTCGCGGCGGTCAAGGCCGTCGTTACCGATGACCAGGCCGTGAAGCTCGCTCGTCACCGGTTGGAGATCATGACAGCGACCCTCGGTAACGCCCACACCGCGCTGGCTGCCGCGCTTTCTGGTGGGGAACCCACCAATGGGTGAGCGACCGACGCGCGATCCCCTGAGCATGGTGGAGGCGGCCATTCGACTTGCGGAGTGGGAGCGCAAGGACCGTGCGCGCCGGAATCGTCGGCGCATCCTCAGGAACGTTGCCGTCGCGGTCGGCTGCTGCACTCCGTTGTGGGGCGTGCTGTACGACAAGTTCGAGGCTCGCCGATGACTGACGTTCCTGCGCTCACTGAGCCCCGGTCGATGTTCGTGTACCGCCTGGTGGTCGAGTACCCGGAAGGCAGCGACGCGCCCGGCTGGGAACCCGAAGGCTGGGAGCCGGAGTGGTTCACTCTGGACGAGACCGCTCCGTTCCGGTGGCCGCGGGTGCGCTCGTACTTCTCGCTCTCGGGTGCGACCGCTCGCGCTCGACTTTTCGCTCGGTACGGGGCGAATGTGACCATCGAGCGTTCGGCCCCTGTCGACTGGTCCGAACCGAACCCGGTGGCGCGCATCGAAGCGATCGGGGACGCGTCGTGACCGTTCCTGCGCTCACTCTCACCCAGCCGCTCCCTGCGCTCGTCGAGGCTGGTGTCGTCTCGATGCTCACTCGGTCGTCGGCGTGTCCTCCGGAGTTGATCGGGGGACGACTCCGACTCCACGCGGGCTCGACGTTCCGCTCGATGGGTGAAGCGGGCGGCTGGGCGTGGGGATGGATCGGTTCCGTCCCGAAGATGTGGACCGTGGGCAACGTCCCGTACGTCGAGCACGTCCTGACGCTTGGTGCGGTGGTGGCGTCCTGCGTCGTTGAGGACTGCGTCCCGATCACCAGCGGTCATGGCTACCCCGACCGGGCGCGCGCCCGTATCGCGGACTATCCGCACGACGGACCTCTCGCTCACCAGCAGGGCGGACTGTGGCTCACCGGCAGCTTCCGCGCTGACGGCGGCTATGACGTCTGCACTCGCACTCGCATCGAGGACCAACGCCCGTTCGGCGACTTCTCGCCGGGGAACTTCGCCTGGATTCTGTCGGATGTGGAGCCGACGTCTCGTCGATGCCCCCACTGCTGGGGGACAACTCTGCTCGTTCCCGACGAGTCGTACGACCTGCACGCCGAGCGGTGCCCGACGTGCGACGGGCGTGGCACATGCGCGCCGGTTCCGATGCGAGGCCGTCCCGGTCTCTGGTACCCGAAGTGGGAGGACGACCGTGCCGACAGGAGACGGGACGTGATCTGGTATCCCACCGAGAAGGACTGGACGCAATGAGCGGCCGTCAGCCGGGACGCTGGTCCATCGGCCGCGGGTCATGCCCGAGCTGGCGCACCCGCTCACGGATCAGGTCGACGGTGATCTGCCGCTCCAACGCGTACGGCTGCCACGACCGTCGCTCATCCCGACACGACCACACCACCACACCGTCGCGCGTCTCTTCGACGAGGGTCAGGCCGTACGTGGCGGCGAGCTCGAGCATCGCGGTGTCGTCGTCGGGGATCTCCACCCACGGAGTGTCGCGCCGGGGTGCGACGTGATCGTCAACCCGTTCGGAGGTCCGGGAGGCTGGGACGAGGGCGCCCGGCCCCTCAAGCTGTACCCGCTCGGCATCGAGACCGACGCCGCTGCGTGCGCGACACGCGCCGCAGCCGGCCACGCGACCATGCGCGCCGATGTCGCCGCACTCAACCTTGCCGCGTACCGCCGCGTGTCGGGGTTGATCGCGTCGCCGCCATGCCAGACGTTCTCCACGGCGGGGAACCGCTCTGGGATCGCTGACCTCGCGAAGGTCATCGACCATGTCCGGTCGTGTGTCACCGGCTGGCATCCGGCTCCCGACTTCGACGATCCCCGTACCGGTCTCGTCCTCGAGCCGCTCCGCTACGCGTTGACGTTGGTGCCCGAATGGATCGCGCTCGAGCAGGTCCCTGATGTGGTCCCGGTGTGGGAGCAGTACCGCCAGACGCTCCAGGCGTTGGGTTGGTCGGTGTGGTGTGGGGTGTTGAACGCGGCGGATTACGGGGTGCCACAGACCCGCCGGCGGGCGATCTTGATGGCGCACCGTCGCCGTCAGGTGGTGCCTCCGGTGCCGACGCATTGTCGGGGTGGCGCGTCGACGTTGTTGGGTGAGCTCGCCCCGTGGGTGTCGATGGCCGAAGCTCTCGGCTGGTCAGGGTTCCGCTTCGGAGACCACAACCAAAGCAACGGGTGTGTGCGAGACGATGTGCAGCCGGCTCCGACGATCACGTCGGCGGCCGACAACGGCAACTGGCGCTTCACGTTGCACACGAACCGCGGTCAGGACGAGGACGGCAATCGTCAGACGCGCGATGGTTCCGCGCCCGCGCCCGCGCTCTCGGCGAAGGCGGGGGGCCAGTGGTGGTGGGAACAGCCGTCCACGACGCTGGGTGGTGACCCGCGTGTGTCGCCGCGTTGCCATCACGACGACGGGATGCAAGGACGCGACGCGCTCGACGCCGCAGCCGCAGCCGCAGGGGAAGGTACCGGTGTCGAGCCGATCAAGCTCACCGTCCGTGATGCGCTGATCCTGCAATCGTTCCGTCCCGACTACCCGGTGCAGGGTACGAAGACGAAGCAGTTTGAGCAGATCGGCAACGCGATTCCGCCGCGGCTCGCGCACGCGGTTCTCGCGTCTCTTTGTCTTGAGGAGTCCAGGTGAGCACGCCAGCTCTGCTGGATGTCAGGTATCGGGTTGTCCGCGCGGACGGCACCCCGCACTCGTTGAACACGCACACCCGCGAGCGGGCCGAGGTGTTGCGTCGGGTGTGGGATCGGATCGTCCCGAACGTTGGGCCACATCGTGTGGAGGAAGCGTGATGGACATTCACCCTGCACTCATCGAAGCAGGCGCAAAAGCGTGGTACGAGGGACAGACGTGGAGCGACGGGACGCCTGCGTCGTTGACGTGGGCTGCAACTAGCGAGGACGTACGGGAGCGCATGAGGGTTGCCCAGCGCGTTGCTCTACGTGCGGTGTTCGCTGTCAAAGCCCCATGCGAAACGTGCGGGGGAACAGGTGAGGGCGAGAGTCGTATCGACCAAGGAGCGTCCCTCGCTGCGGGTGCGCCTATTCGCGTGTTCGACTCATGTTCGGTCTGTGGTGGTTCTGGTGAGAGCACCCTGCCACTCCACATCACAGAAACGATGGAGCCGAGCGAGGGGCATCACATCGTCAGAAGCGAGCCTCCCGTGTTGTGGCGCGTGAAGAACGCACCCGCGTCTGGTGGGGTTCTCAACCCAACCTAAGAACAGGAGCAATGAAAATGGGAAACGCGGAGACCCGGACGTGAGTGACTACTACGACCTCGCTGGACAGCCCATCGACGGCGACCAGTGGATGGCGTTGAAGCTGGCAAGGCTGCGCGGCGGCGGCGAGTGGTCGACGCCTGATGACGACCCGACACGCGTCGGGTTGACGCAACATCACGGGGTCGTGGTGTCGACCACGTGGATCGGCATCGACCACTCGTGGGGGCAGGGTCCTCCGGTCATCTTCGAGACGATGGTGTTCGGTGGCGATCTCGACGGCGAGCAGGACCGTTACGCGACGATCGAAGAAGCCAGAGCTGGACACCACGCGATGGTTGCTCGCGTATGGCCCGGCGCGCGTCGCCGTGGGGCGGCTGGTGGGGAGCACACCCCATGAGCGCGCCCGTCGCCTCGTTCATGAAGACAGGAGGGTAGGAACACGGTGAGCGACTGCACGCGTGATGTGCGTGGCTACTGGAACGGCTGCCACTGCCCGGACTGCACGACCGCGGTGCGCGCGTACTGGCGGGGCGAGAAACGCCGCGCGGCCCGCCCCGACGCGATCTCCGTCCCGCGTCTCGCGCCACCGGGGCAGGTGCGCGCCCACCTCGAGTTGTTGCGGTCCGAAGGGTTGGGTCTTCCCGAGATCGCCCGCCGTGCCGGTGTCGCACCCAGGACCGTCTACCGCATCGTCGCGGGTGAAGCGGACCGGGTACGACCAGCGACGAAGGAACGCCTCCTTGGCGTGATGCCATCACCTCGGGCGGCGGGCGCGCTGGTCGTCTCGGACCGGGCCCGTGAGCAACTCGACGCGTTGCGTGACGCCGGCTGGTCCGAACGAGAACTGGTCCGCGAGGTGTTCGGTGCCGGGTCACATGCCCAGGCTGTGGAGCTCCGCCCGTTCGCCCGGCAACGCACCGTGGATCGCATCGCCGCGTTGCACGTCGGGGTGTTCCCCCCGGTGGTCGCGGATGGTGACGACCCGGCAGGAGCATGGCCGATCGTCGATGGTGACGACGGCCAGTGGCGACGCAACGCGGCATGTCGACATCTCGACGGTGACGCCCGCACCCGTCAGGCCCCGTTCTTCCCGGAGCGGGGCATCCCAGCCGATGCCGCACTCGAGGTGTGTGGACGGTGCCCGGTCGCGTTCGAGTGTCTCCGTCTCGCGTTGGCTTCGACGTACACGGTGGGGATCTGGGGTCGCACGACCGGCCAGGCTCGTCGTCTGATCCACCATCTTGGTCTCGACGCGGGCGAGGTGATCGACCTCTCCGAGCAGGCCCCGGAGGTGGTGTTGGTGGAGAAGCTCGAGCGCCTCAAGGCGGACCGTGAACGTGAGTCGGAGGAGTCCGCGGCGTGACGCCCGATTGACGCCCGCTAGCCTCTGCCACTCTCGGAACGAATCCCATCAATGGCATTTGTTCTGCTCCCGCAACCCCTCCACGCCCGGCTCTACCCGGCTAGACCGCTGGTCCCTCTCGTCGGGCGCGTGACGGTGGAGGATCACCGTCCCCGACTGGGAGGCACAGATCGTGGCACCCGAGCAGCTCGACCGGCTCCGCTGGTGGGTCTGCGGACGCAAGAAGCGCCGCACCCGTGCCGGCGCGATGCGCCTCGCTGTCTACCAACGTGAACGAGGGGAACAGATCGCCGCGTACCGTTGCCCGTTCAACCCCACCCACTGGCATGTCGGCGGCCCGCCCAGCATGCGGACCCTCCGCAAACTGGCCGAGTACCTCCGTGACCGCCACGCCGCAGTCCAACCCCCCGAGGCTCTAACGGGTTAGACCGCATGGTGTGACGAGCGCCACCGAGTTCGCGCGCATAGCCCGCAGCCTCCAAGTCGAGGCCACCCGACTCGGTCTCGTCGCGCCCGCGTTTCGTTCACCACCCCACGTCGACAGCGACCGCACCCTCCGCCGACACCCCAGCCAAGTGGTCATCTCGATCCGACTCGACCGAGACCCCCACGCCATCGCGTCCGACATGATCGACGGTCTCGTGAAGGCCCAACCCGTCAACCTTGGCGACACCGAAGCGATGGTGCGTCACTGCCTGTGGGAAGCCGCCGGCGTTGCTGTCACCGGAGCAGCAGCATGACCGGGCCAGCCCTGTCACTCCTCGCCCCGATCGGCGACGACGACTGGATGACCGACGCCGCCTGCCGAGACCACCCCAACCCCGACCTCTGGTTCCCCGAGCTCGTACCACCAGGCCCGGGGGCCGTCGCGTACGACCATGAAGCGAAACGGATCTGCGCCGAGTGCCCGGTCCGGGCGGCGTGTCGCGACTTCGCGGTCGTGAACAAGATCGACCACGGCATGTGGGGTGGCCTCAACCCGAACCAGCGTCGCCGGCGACGAGCGGCATGAACGCCGAGATCGCCCCGCTCAACAACAGCGAATGGTGGCAACGGTTCCGGGCCGAATGGGCCGACCGAGAAGCGGAACGCGAAGCGAAGGCACACCGCCGAGCGAAGAAGGACCGCATCGCGCTCCGCCGACGAGCTGTCGCCGACATGCTCTTCCAGGGCACCCCGCAACGCGTCATGGCCGACGCCCTCCATGTCGGGACCGGCACCATCCACCGCGACATCATCTGGATCCGCGGCCAGTGGCGTGAACGCACCACCGAGACATTCGAGGCGCACGTCGACCGGCAACTCGCCATCTTGGACCGCACCCGCCAAGTCGCAGCGACGATCGCTCTCGACCCCGCCCAGAAGCCCGACGTGCGCCTCGCCGCGCTCGACAAGATGCACGCCTCCCACGACCGCACCGCCCGGCTTCTCGGCCTCGACAAGCCGGTGAAGATCGAAGCCCGCGTCGAACACGTCGAAATCGAAGCGCAACGAGCACGAGGCCGCGAGCTCATCGAACAGGTCGCACAGCAACGCGACGAGGTGGCGGATCAACGCGCGAAGCACACCGCGTGACCGTCGACCTCGACCTGTACCGGGAAGCCATCGGCCAGGCACACGACCCCGCGGACGTCACCGCGCTCATGGTGTGCTTGCGCGACGAACTCGAGGAATCCTGGGGCGCCTGGCTCCGCTACCTGTTCCCCAGCTACGTCACCGCCGGTTTCGCCCCCCACCACATCGACTTCTGGAACTGGGTCTGGGCCCTGGAACTAGACCGGTGGCAACAGCCCGGCGTGGGGATCTGGGCCCGAGGCGGAGCGAAGTCAACCTCAGTCGAACTCGCCCTCGCTGCCGCCGGCGCCAGAGGCCGTCGCAGGTACGTCCTCTACGTGTGCCACGAGACCGGGACGGAGGTTCTCGATCCCGACTTCGGCTGGATGACCGTGGACGAGCACCCGACGGCCACCGAACGGCGCTGTGATGGCCTGGAGGTGCGTGTGGTGGGACTCCCGAGCAGCGAGGTAGTCACGGCCGAGCACCGGTACTGGGCACGTCGGATCATGCGCCGCGACCGCGGCCACGGGCGTCGCGTCGAGATCACTCGGGGAGAACCTGCGTGGGTTGAGGCGCATAACCTGGACCGTTCAACGTGGCTCGGGTTGCCCATCGACACCACTTCCGAGGTGCCAGAGTCCTGGCCGAGTCCGCTCCTCGCGGACCCCGAGTGGTGGTGGGCGACCGGTCTCTGGTGGGGTGACGGCACGCTCGGCGGGCCGCAGGGACGCCAGATTTCCTTCGCACTGTCCGACGACCACCCTGCCGTTCGCCGACGCCTGCTGAGCCTCCTGGACCGGAGTGGCGTCTGCTGGGGTGAGCGGCGCGGTCAAGGCCGCCTGAGCTCGGTGTCGTTCTGGCTTCCGGACCTTGCTGACTGGCTACGCACGTGGAAGTACGGCAACAGTCGGAAGACGCCGCCAGCCTGGGTCGAGTGGCTGCCTGCAACTCAGCAGGCAGCCCTGCTGAGGGGCTACGTGGACGCCGACGGATACGTGAGCGCTCGTGGCGTCTATCTGTCGGGCGTGCATCTGCCAGGCCTCCTAGCAGTCCGACGGATGCTTGCTCGTCTCGGTGTTGCCTGCACGATCAGTGGCCCCCATCGCCGCGGTGGAGGACACATCCGCGGACGCGCCATCAGGGAGGCGTCCGGCTACGCACTCCGGTTCTTCGACGGCCGCCCACTGGGACTTCCGGCAGGCCAACATCGCAACCAGCTCCGCGATGTGTGGATCGGCGAAGGCCATCTGTGGTCACGGGTGAAGACCGTCGACCCGGTGACGGAACGCCGGTTCGTGTCCATCACCACATCAACCGGTGACTACCGGACGCACTTCGCCCGATCGCACAACTGCGACACCCAAGACCAAGCCGAAGACCATGTCGGCAACGTCGGGAAACTTCTCGAGTCGCCCCGGGTCGCTGACCTGTACCCGGAGATCGGCGAGCAACTCGTCAACAAGTTCGGCCGCTCCCGAGGATGGCGACGCGAACGACTTCGTTCCGCGGCCGGGTTCACCGTCGACGCGATCGGTCTCGACTCTGCTGCGCGGGGAGCGAAACTTGACGAGGAACGCCCCGACCTCATCGTGTTCGACGACATCGACGACGCCAACGACAGCCCGAAAGTCACGGCCCGCAAGATCGACCAACTCACCCGCACGTTCCTCCCCGCGCTGGCACCGAACGGCACGGTCCTTGCCGTGCAGAACCTCGTTCTCCCCAACGGTGTCTTTGCTCGCATCGCGGGCCTCGCGGAACAGTCAGCCGATTTCCTCCAGGATCGTGTCATGTGGGGCGACGGCCCGGTCCCCGCGGTGCGGGGCCTGGTGCTCGGGAAGGACAACGACGGCCTCGACACGTACCTCGAGGGTGACATCGTCTGGGACGGTCAGGGGCCCGATCAGATCCGCCAGCAGATCAAGCTGTGGGGCCGCACCGCGTTCCTCATCGAGGCGCAACATCAGGTGGAGCTCCGCTCTGGTGGGAAGTTCGCCGCGTGGGACTGGATGAAGGACCACTGGACGGACGGCCCGATGTCGTATGAGCCGACGGTGAAACGGTGCCGGGCGTGGGACCAGGCCGGCACCGAGTTCGACGGGAAGAACGACCCGGACTGGACCGTCGGTGTCCGATGGGCCTACGACCCCGACACGCACCGGTACCGCATCGAGGACATCGTCCGGTTCCGTCACGCCGCAGGCACCCGCGACAACATCATGCGTGCCACCGCCCGCGCTGACGCCGACGAATGCGGCGGCATCGACGCGGTGACTCACCTTGTGGAGCGCCGCCCGGGGGACCTGGGCCGCGACGAAGCCGACCGGCTCGTACGCGAGGTGTTCGCCGGGTTCCGTGCGACGAAGGTCTCCCCGATCGGCACGAAAGAAGACCGGGCGGCGGGGATGGCATCCGCGATGGAAAACGGTCTCGTCACGATCGTCGAGCAGGCACCGGACCGCGACGGGCACCGGTCGGGGAGCCGGGTGTTCCTCGCCGAGTTGGAGGGGTTCCCCCTCGGGGACCATGACGACCAAGTCGACGCGGGCGCGCATGGGTTCAACTGGATCCGCCAAGAAGGCGCAACGTCGGGTGGGATCAGCGCGGCGGCGGGAGCAGCCGCGGGGTCGTTGCGTCGTTGACGCGTGTCCCTGAGGGGGACACGACCGGTTCGTACCCTCACGCAAGGTCAACCCGGGGAGGTCGCGCGCGTGCCGACGTACGAATCGCAGGTCCACCACAACGGCCTCAAGCCGGGTGACACGATCGTTCTCGACCGGTTGCAGATCGAGGAATGGGCGGGGGAGATCGCGGCCGGGTTCCTGGTGCGTGTCGATGTCCCCGCTGGCCCGATCGGTGACGATGACGCCTGGCCCGACCCCCTCGCCGGCACGGCCGAGACGGTCGACGCGGTTGTCGAGTGACGAACCTGATCCTCACCGTGCTCGTCTGCGCCCTCTGCGCGTACCGACTCGCACGCGTCGTCACGATCGACACCATCACCGCGCCGCTCCGCGCCCACGTCTGGGACCACGCCTACCACGGCGTCGCCGACTACCCCGATAGCGCGGACCGGAAGTCACGCGGCTGGGCGTGGATCTACGGGCTGCTGTCATGTCCGTTCTGCGCAGGCTGGTGGCTCGCCCTCGGTACCTACGCGGCGTGGTCATGGTGGGCCTGGTCTCACGGGCCGATCGCAGCGGTCGCGGTCGCGGGTGGTGCTGCGCTGTGCGCCCGTCTCGACGTCGGGCCGGCACGGTGAGGGACTGGCGTCGCACGATCGAAGCGTTGGAACGCAAGGCTGCTGACCCTGCGTGTCCGGCTCCTGAGGCGGTGGCGTTGCGCGCCAAGGCCCACGAGCTGCGGCGTTCCCGATGCGGCGGAGTAACACCGATCCACGCCGAGGCGCTCCGGGTTCGACGAGTGCTGCACACGAACAGCACTGGAACGACCACGCGCGTCATGTCGGACATCACCGTGTCGTTCATGGGCTACGGCGTCAACGTCCCCGCAGCGGAACGCACCCGATGACGATCGCCTCCGTGCCTCGCGTGCCCCGCGACACCGTCCCCGTCGTGTGGGGTGCCCGGTCCTACGACGGCCGCTCCTACCTCGCGACCCTCGACGTCGAACCCATCACCTGTGCTGGCGTCCCCGCCTGGGTCCAGTTCGACTGGCCGCCCCTCGGCCGTGCCCTCGACCCCGCCGAGTTCTACGTCGGCACCTACGACGCACTCACCCGCCTCGGGTTCGAGATCCGCGACGGCACCCTCCGCGAAGTCACCAACGCCGAGTACGAACAGGTCGCAACCGAACGCCAAGCCGACACCATCACCACCTTCCGTGGCAACCCGGACACAACCCCAATCACCGCGGACGAGTTCACGATGGTCCGCGACGGTGACCATGTCGTGCCCGTCCGCCCGAACCGGGCGCAGCGCCGCAAGCAACGGCGACGCTGATGGGCATACGCGACTGGTTCCGACGCACCCCCGACGTGCGTGTCGCCGCAACCACCCCGATCGACCCGACCTGGGCGCGCACATCCCGGTCCGTCAAGCAGCACTGGTGGGAACGCGCCACACACTTCTCCGAGAACCTCGGCGTCATCCGCTTCGCAGCCGGCCTCAAAGCCAACTCGGGGTCACGATGCGACCTGATCGTCGAGAAACTCACCGACCCACGCTCCGACGAATGGGAACCCGTCACCCGCGAACTCGCCCCCCAAGACCTCCTCCGCCAATACCGGGGCGAGACTCAAGACCAACGCGAGCTGGTCCGTCTGCACCTGTGGCATTACGAGGTACTCGGCGAAGCCCTCCAAACCCATGTCGCGGTGAACGGCCGCCTGTCGTTCGGGATACACTCCCCTCGTGCGGTCGAATGGAAGAACGACCGGGTCATCATCCGTGACGTCCCCGGCGGCACCGTCCGTGACGGCACTGCCCGCGAGCTCACCTACGCGCAGGTTGCTCGCCTGTGGATCCCTGACGAGACGTGGAACGGCCGGTCGGTGTCGTCCCTCAAGGCGGTGCTGCCTGACTGTGAGCGGTACTGGTCGTTGCAACGACGCATGGCCCGCACCGCTGACAGTGCGCTCGGGATGAGCAAGGTTGTGTGGACACCCGACGAAGCCCACACTCACCTTGCTCGCGCCGCGCAGGATCCCACAGGCCATGGTCCCGGCACCGAACTCGAACGGGACTACTACGCCGCTGCGCAACGCATGTTCTCCGACGACGACGCAGTCGAGTCGATCACGCCGATGATGTGGCGTTGGAAGCACTCGTACGGCAAGCCCGAAGTGGTTGACCTGTCACAACCGTTCGACGCGCAGGCCATCCCCTGGCGTAACGAAGCTCTCGAAGCGATCGGCCGGGGCCTCGACTACCCACAACGACTCCTCGTCGCCGGTGTCGGTGACGGCAACCACTGGGCCGACTGGCTCCTCGAGGAACAGTTCGCGAAGAACGCCCTCGCCCCCGCGCTCGAACGGGTCTGCTGGGGTGACCTCACCCGTTCGTTCCTGCGTCCCGGCCTCGAAGTGTTGCGCCGGCGTGGCGTCTGGGATGGTGACCCTGACCGGTACCGCGTCGGGTTCGACATGTCACCGGTGGTGGTGCATCCGAACCAGTCGCAACTCGCGATCGAGCTGTACAACCTGGGGGTGATCTCCGACCGGGCGTTGCTTGACGTCACCGGCTTCGATGTCGCGCAGGCACCCGACACGGCCGAGCTGGAACGGTGGGTGCAACGCATGGCAGTCATCGCCCGCCGCCGCGACGGCCAACCAGTCGATGGGTCGTCGCCCCGCGTGTTGCCCGGCCAGCCGGTCGCGGGGTCTCTCGATGCACGGTCACGTGTGCGTGAGACGGTCCCGTTGGGGCCGTTCCCGGGCGAGTTGACCGGCTGGCTCGACTGAGTCCCTGAGCAGTCGCAGACCCGTCGCCAAACTGCCTGCCGATGGACGCCGTCACAGTCAGCCTCATCGCCTGCGTCGCCGGGAACCCCCTCAAGGGTTGGTTAGACGGCGAACCTGACGACGTGTGGGAAGACAAGGTCTACGACTTCGGCACCCTCGACGCGGCGAAGGACTACATCCGGTCCCTGCCCGAGGCGCGCATCACACACGTCACGATCCTCGCCGCCGACGACCAGGGTGAGTACGTCTTGTGGGAACAGGACCGCGACGCCGACGCGCTCGACGGCTTGGTGATCGGTCGCCCTGCACCACTACCGGTGCCGTACGACCCGACACGCGTTCCCGACGCGCCCCCGCCGTTCGAGGAGCCCGCATGACCACGGACACCGACACCGCCGAAGGTCTCGACCTCGAGCAGGTGTACGCGCTGCTGCGCGACGCCGACTCGGCGTTGTGGAAGCCGCGCATCACCGTCAGGAAGTTCACCGCGGAGCAGGAAGCCGCCGCGAAGGTCATCGCGGTCAAGCGGCAGATCCCGCTCTCGCAGGCCCTCCACGAGACGTTCGTCCCGCACGAAGTCGTGGAGGACGTCGGCAACGCGCTCACCCGTCAAGGCCTCCGCCGCATCATGGACCGCCTCGCCGGCACCGCGTCGAATCAGGCGCTCGACGCGACACACTGCCGCATCGGGGTCGGGAACGGCTCCACCGCGTTCGCGAACACCGACACCGATCTCTCCGCCGCGGCGGGGTCCGGCAACCGGCAGTTCGAGCTCGTCGACTCCGCACCCGCGGTTGGGACGGGCGCGTCGTCGGGTGTCCTCACGTTCGTCGCGACGTTCGAGACCGGCGACGCCAACTTCGCATGGTCGGAGTGGGGCATCGATGGCGGCACCGCGGACGGCACGACCGTCACCTCCGAGGGGAACACCACCCCAGGGCTCATCAATCGGAAGGTCACGTCGCTTGGCACGAAGACGTCCGCTGCGGCGTGGACGTTGACGGTCACTATCACGATCACCTGAGACGCCAGTGGCGATCAGCCCGACCGTTCTCACCGCGGACGGTTCCGACGCCGACGCGTCGAGTTACGCGACCGCGTCGATCAGCCCCACGCCTGGCACGACCATCCTCGTCGGGATTGAGGTCGCGCGGAATGGTGACGTGGCGGTCCCCACGCTGGCCGGGTGTGGCTTGACGTGGACACAGATCGACGTGATAGGCAGCGCCAACACCGACCCGTTCCTCGTGGCGTTCCGCGCGTGGGCCGACCCTGCGTCCGTGACGCCGGGCGCGTTGACGTTCAGTGGCATCACCGGTGCGGGCACCGTCGAAGGCGCGGCGTGGTGTGTCGTGGAAGTCGCCGGGGTGAACCCGACGACGAACAACGGCGTGGTGCAGAAGGCCGTCGGCCAGACCGCGGCCGACAGTCTCACCGTGACTCTCGCAGCGTTCGCGAACGCAGCGAATGGCACCGTCGCGTTCTTCGGGTCGTACGACAACGCGGGTGGTGCGCTCGACCTCACCGCGGGCTCCGGGTTCACGATGATCGGCGAGTTCTCACAGACCATCGCGAACCGCAGCGACTCCATCCGCATCGGGTTCGAGTGGCGCACAGCGAACGACACGAGCATCGACGCGACGGTCAGTGCCGCGAACGACCGGCTCCTCGGCATCGCGCTCGAGCTCGACGGCACCAACGTCCAGAAGTCCGACGGCGACACCGCCACTGCCGCCGACGCCGAAGCAGGCGTCGCTCTTACTGACTCCGACGTTGCCACCGCAGCCGACGCGGGCGAAACCATGACCGCAACGATCGCGGGCGACGACGCAGCCGTAGGCGTCGAGGCCGAGACGGCCATCGTGCTCACCGGCGCGGACGACACCGGCACCGGCGGCGAAGGGGAACTCCTCGCGGTTCCCGTCGCGGACAACGACACCGGAACAGCGAGTGACCTCGAAGCTGCCATCGCCGCAGCTCTGACAGACAGCGAGGCAGCCACAACGACAGAAGCCGAAGCGGCCGCCGCCCAACTTGTCGACACCGACCAGGGCACAAGCGACGACCTCGAGCAAGTGACCGTCGCTGTCACAGACACCGACGCAGGCATCGCGGTTGACGACCTCGCGGACATCCTCGCAACACTCACCGACGCCGACGCCGCCGCGGTCGTCACCGAAACTGAGACCGTCACCATCGTTGCGCCCGCTGGCGGTGACGCGTGCGTCACGCTCGCGCTAACCCCCACCGCGCTCGCGGCTCTCCAACTCGCCTGCCCCACCCTCGTCGTCATCGAACAACACGACGACACGCTCAGCTCTCTCGCGCTCGCATGCGAAACCGCCGCAGGACTCCGTCTCGTCGCTACCGTCCGCGTTGACCTCGACCTGGAGACGTGCTGTTAGATGGCCCCCGAGAGGACACACCGCTGATGTTCCCCGGCGTCGAACACGTGCTCCGCATCCGTGTCCAACGACTCACCGACCCTGACACCGGCGCGTCACTCGACACTCCTGAACTGGTGGACCCGGACACCCTCACCGTCCGGTACGGCCCCGAAGGCACCGCCGGCACGTTGAAGACCTACGGCACCGACCCCGAACTTGTCCGCGACGACACCGGCCTCTTCCACATCGCGATCACCTCAACCACCTCAGGCAAGTGGGCCGCGCACGTGGAGTTCACCGGCCCCGGCGGCTCAGAAGAAAAGCGGTGGGACGTGAAGCCATCCGCCCTCGCCCTGCCGTGACCGACCTTCTCGCTGTCCCCGAAGACGTCGCCCGCACCGCCCGCGCGGCGCTCCACACCCGAGCCGAACGCGGCCAGGGTGGCACCGCCCGCGGCGTCACCATCGCAACCGCGCTCACGACCGGGGTCGTCACCGGCCACGAACTCGACGAGCTCCACGCCTGGCATCGCGACCACCCCGACGAAGTGAAAGGCGACGCGTCCACGATGCTCGCCGGTCTCTACGGCGGCCGTCCGGCCCGCGTGTGGGTCGACCAGATCCAACCGTACGAAGCTGACGTCGAGGTCGCCGCCGTGTCCGGCATGGAAGGCGCAGGCGCGATGGTCGCGCTCACTTGCCCGTCTTCGATCGCGGAACGGCTCGCCGTGTCGGACGGCGAACCGGCCGACAACATGCACGTCACCCTCTTCTTCCTCGGGAAGAGCGACGACCTCGCACCAGCCGAACACGTCCGCATCGCGGACAGGCTACGGGCGGTGACGCCAACGATGGAACCCGTCGCGCTGTCCTTCACGCACCTCGACGTGTTCCCGGCCAACGAGGATGGCATCAGCCCTGTGGTGCTCGTCACCGGTGCCCCCGCCGTGTATGACCTCCGTGAGCGGCTCCGCCAAGCACTCGGCGACATCGAACACTCCGACCGGTTCGCGTTCCATCCCCACCTCACGCTCGGGTACTGGCCCGCCGATGCACTCCCCGCAGGGATGGAACCCGGCCCGCTTCCGGCCCCGGTCGAGTGGACCGCCGATCAGGTCGCGTTGGTGTGGGGTGACAGCTCGGCGTTCTATCCGCTGACGAACCGCCAGCACGCAGACCCGTGGACCCAACCCGTCACCGCGGCGCTCGCACGAGTCGAGAGCGACCGGCTCGCCGGCTTGTCCCGCACCCTCAACCAGACCGACCAACGCCTCCGCGTCAAACTCCACGCCGCCGCCCAAGTCGCCCTCGCCGAAGCAGTCCGCGCCGCGACCGTGAAGCTCAACCAGAAGGCCCGCAACAACGCGCAACGTGCCGCGCTCAACGCTGCTGACGGCCGGTACCCCCCGGCGCTGGTCGCCGCGTTGGGTGTCACCGAACAAGAACTCCTCGACAAACGCTTCGACGAACTGGCCCTCGCCGCCGAAGGGTGGATCGTCACCGCCGAACTCCGCAAGCTGCGCGCCACGGCCCGCGCGCTTGGCGTCGAACCCGACGACCAGTGGGAAGACGAAATCGACCGACGTGCCCACACCGCAGCCGGGTTCCTCGCCGCCGGTGTCGCGCTTCTCGCCCGTGCCCGCCTCGCCGGCGACATCGCGGGTGATGCACTCGGGGAGCAGGCGGGGCCCGTGCCGTTCTCGCTCGTGCGTTCCACATGGGCACTCGGCGCCACCAACGCGACCGCGCCTCTCCGTGCCGAAACCGGCCCCGGTCCCGTTCCCACGACACCCATCCCACGCGTCGAACCCGGCACCACCCTCGCCGGGCAGCTCCTCACCGACACGAACGTCCCCGTGATCGTCAGGTCCACATGGGTCCATGGCGACCCGGCCCGGACGTTCGAGCCACACCAAGCCCTCGACGGTGTCACCTGGGTCGACACCCAACCCGACGAACTCGCCGCGGACCCCGCCGCCTTCCCGTATGTCGACGTGTACCAGCCTGGCGACCACGACGGCTGCACCTGCACGATCGAAGAGTCCTACGAGCCGTACACGACAGGCCCCACCGCCGAGTTGGAGTCCCTGAGCGTTTGAGGGGCGATGCGTACCGTCGCCCCGCATGGAGACCCCACTCGAACGGATCACCGGCCGTGTCGCCGCCCGTCAGGCTGCGCTCACCCCGATCGACGAACCACCCGACCCGAACGCCCGCATCGACGACCTCGAAGCAACCGTCGCTGACCTCGAAGGTCGCCTCGCCGCGCTTGAGGAAGCAGGCGTCCAGGATGCCCTCCAAGGCATGGGCACGGACTGATCGGTGCTCTTCCCGCTCCACCCGCCCCGCGCCTGGTTCGACGAACTGCCGGACTGGTTCACCGTCGGTGAACACCTGACGATCGTCACCGACGGCGACGAAGCCGGCCGTGTCGCCGCGACCATCGCGCCACACGACCAGTGCATCCTCGACGGCCAACCCGGCTGCTGGCGACCACCGGTCTCCCCAACGGCGTACGCCGCCGCACACCAGGGCGACACGATCACCGCCGAAGGTGACCTCGTCCACACCGCGAACATCGGTGGCGGTGTGAACCATGCGCGGGTCTCCGCCCGGTTCGACGAAGCGGTGAAGCACTACGACAACACCGCAAGCCAGATCATGCGAGTCCGGTACCAGGACCACGACGGGCACATCATCGCCCTCGGTGCCCTCTGGCCCGACGTCGACGACCTCCAACTCGCCGTCGCGCGTGCGTCTGCCCTGTCGGGCGACTGGCGTGTCCACCCGCACTCGAAGGCGTGGGACATGACCGGCGCGCAGCTCGTCAACAACCCCGGCTTCCCGCTCATGCGCCGTGCTGCGGGACTCTCCGGTGAGGTGTACATCGGCGGTGACGGTGGTCCCGCCGCGATCGACGACGAACTCCCCGAACGACTCGCCGACGTCGCGCTAGTCGCTGCGCTCGGCGGCCTACCGGGACGGGCACGGGGTCTGATCGACGACCACTGCGCCGCGATCGAGGAAGCAATCGCGGCCGCGGACTGAACATCACGCCGAGGGACGAGGAGGCCCAACGCATGCCGACCAACGACAACCCTACGACGCCCATCGACGAGCCGATCGAGGGCTGGCTGCCGATCGAACGTCAGGTCGACTGGCCGATCGAGGTGCGACCGAACGGCACCGTCATGTACGACGGCATCGCCATCGGCGGCCTCGACTACGACGTCGCAGACACCGAGAGCATCGTGGCGACGGGCAAGCCGCGACTCACGTTGAACCTCGGGTGGATCCGTGCCGCGGGACTACGGATCAAGGTGCTCGACGACCCGGCCGTGGAACGACACCGCGACGGCATCACCCTCGACCGGTGAGTGTGACCGAACGCCTCGCTGTTCCCGAGAACGCCGGGGCGGGCTGGTTGCGTCCTGCGCTCGCCCTCGCGAAGGGCCCGCGCACCCTGCGCGCCGCACGCGCGCTCACAGTCGGTCTCGCCGTCTATGAGGTTGGCAAGAAGGCGTACGACAAGGGCCGCGGCAGGATCACGTACACCGTGTCCGTCCCAGCGGCCGACGAGGTGTACGACGCCATCTCCGACTGGCTCACCGATCAAGTGCCAGCGCGGTCACGGCGCGCGCTGACCATCCGTACACGCCGCCGCGCCAGCTCGTACGACGATCAGCCCATAGAGCCGGAGGGCTCGTCCCGTCAGACGGACCCGCCCGACATGCGGGCCCTCTACGACGGGACCGTCGCGCAGAACGTCCGCATCGCAGGTCACCGTGTCTCAGTGAAGATCAACCAGAAGTCCCTCGGTGAAGGCCTCACCCTCTCGGTCAACACTCATGGTGACTCCTGGTCGCGAGCCATGAAGTCCGTCGAGTTCACCTGCTACGGCGAACGGTCACGCGACGCTGTCCTTGCGTTCCTCACGCAGCTCGCCGCTGAACGCCTCGCCGGGAGCGAGGTCCGGCCACGCATGTGGATTGCGACTCGGTGGGGTGAGTGGCGCCGCGTGCGCGAGGTGCCACTCAGGTCGCTCGACACGGTCATCCTTCCAGCCGACCAGCGCGAGCGGATTGTCGCTGACCTCGCGGGGTTCCTCGCCGCCGAGGGCCTGTACTCGCGGGTCGGGATCCCATGGCATCACGGTCTGCTATTCCACGGGCCGCCCGGCTGCGGGAAGACGTCACTGGCAACGGCGCTCGCTGGGCACTTCGGCCTAGACGTGCATCTCCTCCCGCTCTCAGACCTTGAGGCAGACGCGCACCTCATGGGGCTCCTCGCCAACGTTGACGCACGCTCCGTGCTGATCCTCGAAGACATCGACGTCGTGCACGCGGCAACGACACGCGACGACGACCGCAAGGGCGTCACGCTTTCAGGTCTCCTGAACGCGCTTGACGGGATCGCCACCCCTCATGGGCTGGTGACCGTGATGACCACGAACGACCTCGCGTCGCTCGACCCGGCGCTCGTGCGTCCCGGGCGCGCTGACCTCGTCGAAGAGTTCGGCCCCCTCGACGGCGACCAGGCTCAGCGTCTCGGGGACCTCGTGACGGGATCCACGAACCGCTACCCGCTCCCGGCGCTGAATGGCGCGCATCTCACGCACGCCGAGCTGCTTGACGCGGCGAAGCCGCACCTGGACGACCCGGTCGCGGCTCACCGTGCCCTCAGCGCGCGGATCTTGCGCGCCCCGGTAGGAGAGGATGCACGATGACGCACTGGCGACGGCTGCTCCTCGTCGCGGTTGGACTCACCGTCACGATCGCGATCTGCAACGTCGTCGCCGAACTCGAGACACGCGCTGCCGGATACGAGCAGTGAAGATCCTCTACGAAGGCAACGACATCGTCCCGTGGTGTACCGAGGTACACCTCACCGAGTCGTTCCGTGCCCTCGGCCACGACGTGATGCTCGTCGCACCACAAGACACCGACCCCATCGGCCTGCTCTTCTTGCTTGACAGCTACCAGCCTGACGTGTTCCTCCTCACCCGCCCGTGGGGGACACGCTCCGCGGTCACCCCACAGTTCGCACGTCGTTGCCGCGAGCGGGGCATCCCAACCGTCGGGTTCCACCTTGACTTGTTCTGGGGACTCCCCGAACGGGAACGGTGGGTGCGCGACAAGTCCGACCCGCTCTTCCGCATGGATCACCTGTTCTCCACCGACGGCGCCCACGACACCGACTGGTCCACGTGCGGGATCAACCACCACTGGATGCCCCCCGCCGTGTACGCCCCCGAGTGTTACGACGCCACACCCGACGAGAAATGGGCCGGCGTCAAGGTCGGATTCGTCGGCAGCGCACCCACCGCGCTCGGCGGGAACTACCACCCCGAACACGGGCACCGCCGCGAGCTCGTCGCACACCTCACCGACTGGTACGGCGACCAGTTCGTCCATGTCGGCAACGGCGGCCCGATCGGGACGCTCCGCGGCGGCGACCTCAACCGGTTCTACGCGTCGGTGCCGGTCATCGTTGGCGACTCGTGCTTCGTGCGTGCAGACCGTGCGTACTGGTCGGATCGGGTGCCGGAGACGTGGGGTCGCGGCGGGTTCCTCATCCACCCGCGCGTCGACGCGCTCGTCGAACAACTCGGGGAGGGTTACCCCGGTTCCACGTGGGACGCGGGTGACTGGTCGGCGTTGCGTGACTGCATCGACGGGTGGCTCGGCGACGCGTACGCGCGTGGCGGCACCCGGCAACGCATCGCCGCGACGATCCGTGCGGAGCACACGTACACGATCCGTGCCCGCACCATCCTCGCCACTGTGTTCGGAGACCGACCGTGACTGATGTAGCGATGGTCCCCACCACGATCAACGGCCGCTGGAACCTGCTCCTCCCGGAGCACCGCGCAGCGCGGCCCGAGTGGACCGGCTGGGAAGTCGAGCGTGTCCAGTCGATGCACGCCAACTTGCGGCCGGGCATGGTGCTCTACGACATCGGCACCGAAGAAGGCGACCTCTCCGCGCTGTATGCGTCATGGGTCGCAGACGCCGGCCGCTGTCCCAACTGCGGGGGGTATCCCGCGACCGATGTGCGCGCGGCTCAAGGCCCGCTGTGCTGGTGGCAGTCGTGCGCGAGGACAGGGGGAGGGGGTGCGGTGCTGTTCGAGCCGAACCCGCGCGTGTGGCCCAACATCCGTGCCATCTGGGAAGCGAACGCTCTCGCCGCGCCGATCGCCACCTGGGTCGGTTTCGCTGGGTCGGGCGAACGGGTGTCGCGCGAGTTCGTCGCCGAGCACGTACTTCCCCGCGACGGCAAGTGGCCTGCGTGCGCGTCCGGGCCACTCATCGGCGACCACGGGTTTCTCAACCTGTCGGAACGACCCGACGTGCCCAGCATCACCATCGACCAGATGGCCGCCGCGACCGGTCGACCACCCGACGCGATCACCATTGACGTCGAAGGCGCCGAGCTGCACGTCCTCCGCGGCGCAGACCACACACTCACCGAGCAGCGTCCCCTCGTCTGGTGCTCGGTGCATCCCGAGTTCATGTTCCACATGTACGACCAGTACGAGCGGGACCTGCACGACTGGATGCACGACCACCGGTACTGGGCGGTGCATCTTGGCTACGACCACGAACACCACGTGCTCTTCTATCCGATCGAACGCGAAGACGCGATCAACCTCGACGGCGCATCACCATGCCGGTAGGACGAGCCATTGAGCTACCCCACGTCCTCTACTGGGGTGACCACGCAGACGACGAGTACTGGGACCGCGGCCTCTTGTCCGACGTGCTCGCTGGTACAGCGTGGCGGGTGCCCGGCTCGCCCTCGTTCACGAACATGCACGGAGCTCGCCTCCCCGACGGTCGCGGTGGCGTGATGGTCGTTGCTGCTCGCCAGAACGTCGAGCACGTCGCAGAACTCGAGCGTGAGATGACCCGCATGGCGTGGTGCCTGGTCGCGCTCACCGGCGACGAGGAAGACGCCTTCCCGTGGCGTGACGTCACCCACGACGGCGTACGCGTCTGGAAGATGGGCGGCCAAGTTGCTGCGATGGACGGCTGCGCGCAACCTCTCGGGTCCGGCTACCCACCCTGGTTCCGTGCCTGCCTCCCCAACACGGCACCAGACAAGCCACTCGACTGGTACTTCGCCGGGCAACTCAACCATGCACGCCGCGACGACATGGCCGCCGCGTTCCGTGACCAACCGAACGGGCTGCTGCTCCCCTCGCCAGGGTTCACGCAAGGCCGGGCACACGGCGACTACGCGCATGGTCTCGCGTCAGCGAAGGTCGCGCCCTGCCCGTCCGGGCTGCACACCCCCGACACGTTCCGTCTCTACGAAGCCCTCGAAGCCGGGTGCATCCCACTCGCTGACGGTGCAACACCCGGCGGTCGCGCGGATGACTACTGGACGTACATCTTCGGTGGCCCGCCACCGTTCCCGGTCGTGGGGGAGTGGGAACACGCACCGGCGACAATGCGCGAGATCCTCGATGGTTGGCCCGCGAACGCGAACCGGGTAGGCGCTTGGTGGCAGCAGTGGAAGCGCGACCTCGCCTACCGGTTCCACGACCAACTCGCGGACCTCCGCGGTGAACCACGCACGATGGACAGACCTGCGGACGAGATCACCGTCGTCATGCCGACCTCACCCGCCGGGTTGCATCCGAGCACCGCGCACATCGAAGAAACCATCGAGTCCATACGCGCCTCGCTCGGTGACTGCGAGATCGTCGTCTGCGCGGACGGGGTACGCCCAGAACAGGAACACCTCCGCGACGCGTACGACGAATACCTGCGTCGCCTCGTCTGGTTGACGAACCACCGGTGGCACAACGTCGTCCCCGTCCTCATGGACACGTGGGGACACCAGGCGAACGTCGCCCGCCACGCACTCACACAGGTCCGCACCCCACTCGTCCTGTTCGTCGAGCACGACACCCCCCTCGTCGGTGACATCGACTGGTCGGCGTTGTGTGCCGCGATGCACACCGGCCGTGCGAACGTCATCCGACTCCACCACGAAACCCACGTCCTCGAACCACACCGTCACCTCATGCTCGACCGGGAACCGCGCGTCATCGCAGGCGCACCGATGCTCCGCACCGAGCAATGGTCCCAACGACCCCACCTGGCCCGCACCCTCTGGTACCGCCAGCTCATCGACCGTGTGTTCCCCGAGTCGTCCCGGTCGATGATCGAAGACCGCGTGTACGGCATCGTCGAGAACGCCTGTCGTGACCATGGCGTCACCGGCTGGGAGGAATGGCGCCTATGGCTCTACGCGCCTGACGGTTCGATCAAACGCTCGACGCACTTGGATTCGCGGGGCGACGGCGACAAGTACGACATGAGGTTCACGTGACCCACGTTGGTCTCGTTGCCCGATGCGACTCGGGCGGTCTTGGCGTCCAGACCGCCGAGTTCTACCGGCACCTCACACCCGACCGAACCCTCGTCGTCCTCACCGACCACCGCACCCGCGGTGTCTGCGACTCCGAACGGTACGGCGAGCACGTCACCTGGATCCCCGGCCTCCCACAGCCGGCACACATCGACAAGTTCGTCGATGGTCTCGATGTCGTGTTCACCGCGGAGACCGTCTACTCGCCCGACTTCGTGAACATCGCACACGAGCACGGCTGCCGTGTGATCGTCCAAGCCAACCCGGAGATGTGGGACGGCGAAGCCCACGGCGCCCAGGTCGTCCTGCCAACACCATGGCTTGCCGAGCGGTTCCCCCACGCGACGTTGTTGCCCGTCCCCATCGCGTGTGACCGGTTCACCGCGCGTGAACGGCGCGAAGCACGCCGGTTCTACCATCCGGCGTCACCCGCGATGGCCGACCGCAACGGCACGGGCCTCGTCGCCGCCGCGCTCCGTCACGTCACCGCCGACATCGAGATCGTGATCCGTGGTGCCCGCACCCGCGGCGAGATCGCACGTGCCCCACGCGACATGCCACCGAACGTGAAGCTCCTCGAACTCGAACACACCGACAGCGCGTACTTCGACGCGTATCCCGACGACGTGGACGTCATGCTCCTCCCACGCCGATACGGCGGGTTGTGTCTCCCGGCGCAGGAAGCCGCCGCGCAAGGCATCCCGGTCGTGATGTCCGACCTCGCCCCGCAGGCTGCGTGGCCGCACGTCGAGCCGGTACCTGTCGCGCGGGCGGATCGGGTGCGGATGAAAGGCGGCCTGTTCGACGCGTACAGCGTGGACCCGCGTGTCCTCGCCGCGACGATCGACGACCTCGCCACCAACCCTCAGCGGGTACAACTGCTCTCGCGTCGTGCGCTCGCGTGGGCCGACGAGATGTCATGGGAACGGTGGGCGCCCCGCTACCGGGCGTTGCTGTGCCCGTCCTGATCGTCCCGTACCGGCGTGGCGGGTCCCGCATCCGAGCTCGCGCCGCCGCGTTCGTCCGTCGCTACCTCCACGCGATGCACCCCGACTGGCCGGCGTGCTTCGCGGTAGAGCCCCACACCGGATGGTCGAAACCCCGCGCGGTGAACGCCGCGGTCACCGCGACGACCGGGCGTGTGATCGTGGTTCATGACGCCGACTGCCTCGTCGAACCCGCCGCGCTCGAGCGTGCGGTCGACGCGGTCGACCGGGGAGCATCGTGGGCGGTGCCGCACCGGATGGTGTACCGGCTCAACTCCGACACGACCAGCTCCCTCTACCGGCATGGCGTCCATGTCGCCGTCGGGCCTGTGTCCCGCCAGGACGGCCAACGTGCCCCCTACCTCGGTGTCCCCGGTGGTGGGATCCTCGTCGTGTCGCGCGACGCATGGGAGACAGTCGGCGGGTTCGATGAACGCTTCGAGGGGTGGGGTGGCGAAGACGCCGCGTTCGGCCATGCGCTCGACACCCTCGCGGGCCCCCACTGGCGGGGTGTTGCTCCGCTCTGGCACCTGTACCACCCGCGGGCCGACCCCGGCGTGGTGTACGACACGAACCATGCCCTGGAGATCCGGTACCTCCACGCGTCGGGCAAACCGGACGAGATGCGCGCCCTACTCGCCGAACGGTTGACACCTGTCGGTCTAGGCGACTAGAGTCCGGGGGAGCAGGGTAGAGCAGTCTGGCAGCTCGCCTGGCTCATAACCAGGAAGTCGCGGGATCGAAGCCCGCCCCTGCCACCAGCCCTCCTGGCGGTGAGCACAGCGCCCCCGATTCCAGCGGACGGGGGCGCTGTCGCGTCCCGCAGAGAGAATCCACGCCCACGACAACCGGGCGTGCCATACTGACCTCCGACGACGCCGGTGCCCCTGTGGCACCGGAGCGGAAGCCCTTGAGGCTCCCTCGTAGCGGTCGCACCGAGACCCCGCGCCACCGGCGCGTGACCCGTTGCACCACGAGGAGCCCAAGATGGACCGCTTCGACCTCACCGGCCTCAGCCCCCGCCACCGTTCAATCTTCGAGCATGGTGTCCGCGGCGGCGACGGCGAGCCCACCACGCCGACCCGTCCCGAGGTCCCCGAGTCCCTCGACGCGTTGAGTGTCGAGCAACTCGGCGAGCTCCGCCAGTCGCTCACCGCGTACCGCGCCCACCTGGAGACCGAAGCCCGCACGCCCGGCATCGGTGTCCTCCGGGCCCGCGAGATCGCCGACGAGTGGCGTCAGGTCACGGAGCAGGCCACGGCCGTCACCACCGTCGAAGCCGAAGCGATCGGTGCGCTGAACGAGATCACGTTCGCGGAGCCGCTCCCCGAACCTGCCGTCGCGCCAGAAGCCCCCGCCGCGGAAGCAGCCGAGCCGGCCGCGGAGCCCGCACCGGTGGAGGCCGAGCCGGTCCCGGTCGTCGCTGCGATCACCGAAGCCGAACTGGCCCAGGTCACCGACCCTGCGTCGCCACCCCCGCCCGGCGGCCCCGCCGGTCACCGTCCGGTCACGCCCCTCGCGGTCACGGCGGGTCTCGGCGCGGCGACCGTGATGGACAGCGACGGCGGTGTCGACTACGAGCAGCTCGCCGTCGCGTTCCAGTCCGCGCGCGGCCAGGTCCTCCAGGGCAACCCGGCCGAGAAGGCCACCGCCCGCATCGCGGCCATCGCCGGCTACGACGCCGACCCGAACACGATGGGCGTCGAGCGTCTCTCGCAGTCGGCGGTGGAGACCGACCGGATGATCCGCGAAGCGAACGCCGAGTGGCGTGCCCGGTGGGACGCCGCCCGTGCCCCCGAGTCCCGTGTCGCGGCGATCTGCACCCCGTACGAGCCGCTGCGTGACATCCCGGACTGCGTGCAGTCCACCGAGCCGTTCTCCGACTCGCTGCCCATGCGGCCCGCCGGGCGGCTCGGCTTCACGTACACCCCGTCGATGGGTCTCTCGGCCATCTCGTCGGGTGTCGACGTGTGGGACGAGACCGACCAGAGCAACGTCGTGGCCGGCACCGTCGGTACGTGGAAGCCGTGCGTCCAGGTGACGTGCCCGTCGCCGCTGTCCGTCACCGCGGAAGCGATCACGGCGTGCATGTACTTCGACCGGACGACCGACATGAGCAACCAGGAACGCATCCGGGACGCCATGTCGAAGATCAAGGCGCAGAAGGCCCGCACGAAGACCGGCCGGCTGCTCCAGATCGCCGACACGTTCTCGCACCACTTCGAGGCCGCGACCCCGTACGGGGCGCTGCCCGGCATCGTGCAGGTCATCCTGACGACGCTCGAGCAGGGCGAGTACCCGGAGCGTCTCGACGACGCCCCGTACGTGTTCTACGCCCCGCCCGGGCTGCTCTCCGCGCTCGTCATCGACCGGGAGAACCAGGCGTACCTGGACCAGTCGCAGCGAGGCGAGATCGCCGCGTACATCGAGCAGTCGTGCAGCGACGCCGGCAAGAACGTCCGAGTCGTGGACCTCGACGACATCGAGACCGCCGGGCAGACGCCGTTCGCGTCGCTGCCCACCGCAGGCACCGCAGGGAAGGTCGCGTTGCCCGGCCTCGGTGGGACCACACGTCCCTTCAAGGCCCGGCTGCTCGCCCCCGAGTCGTTCCTGTACTTCTCGACCGGTGAGATCGAGACCGGCGTCCAGACGTCCCCCGACCTCGCGCGACGCAACCAGCTCCAGTGGTTCCAGGAGGAGTACGTCGGTCTCGCGAAGCACGGCTGCCACCCGGCGTACACGTTGCATCTCACCGTGTGCCCGAACGGCACCCGCGCCGCGCTGACCACCGCGTTCTCCTGCCCGACCACCGCGAGCTGACCCGTCCGGTCGGAGAAGAACACGACTCTCGGGAGGAGGTGAACGCGTGGCGAAGGGAGCAGGGTTCGAGCCGATCGTCGGTATCGCGCCGGTGCGTGGCACGGCATCGCTGCTGTCCGTCGCGCGTGCACTTCCCCCGGGGGCCCGTTGGGGTTCCGGCATTGCGTGGCGTCCCCTCGTCACCTGCGGTGCTGGTGACGCCGGGCCGGCGTACCGGCGTGAGTTCTGCGCGTCGGGCGACATGGAAGGCCTCGACGACGACACCCCGACCAGTCGGGTCGCGTTCTACCCGTACGACGTGTACCTGCCGTACGAGTGTGACTGGGTTCTCCCCGACGGTCCCGAGGGCGAACCGGCGTTCACGCAAGCGTCGCTGGCTGCGCTCGACGCGGCGAGCGCATGGCACGTGTCACGCGAGCTCATGGTCGGCGACACCGAAGACGAGAACCCATCGCTGGTGTCGACCGCGTCGGACATCAGCGAAGCCACCCCGGTCCATCCTGTCCGCGCGGTCGGTCTCCTCCTCGACGCCTGGTCGGCGTGTACGCAGCAAAGCGGAGACGGACGCAACGGCCCCATCATTCACGCCGCCCCGTCGGTCGTGACTGACCTCCTCGCGCATGGTGTCGTCGCCCAGATCGGCGATGTCCTCCACGGCCCGGTCGGGTCCCTCGTCTCACCCGGCCCTGGCTACCCGCTCGCCGCGGTGCCCGACGACGGCGAAGACGGCGACGAAGACGCGTGGGTCTACATCTCCGGGCCTGTCGAGTACGCCCTGTCCGCCCCGGAGGTCGCGGTGGGTGACGTGCTGAACAACCCGCGGCTCAACAAGTACCTCGACTGGGCGTTGCGTCAAGCGATTCACCGGTTCGACCCGTGCTGCGTGTTCGCCATCGCGGTGCAGGCCCCGACGTACGCGAACGAACTGCCCGCGTGATGGGAGACACGATGAGCGACGACACCCCCGACGTACCGGCCGACGACACCCTGGCCGATGACCAGGGTTCCACGGAACCGGTCGTGCCTACCGACCCGCCAGCAGACGTCGCCGAGCCAGCCCCGGTCGATGACGCGGCCGACGCCGAACGCATCGCGGCGCTCGAGGTCCACGTCGAAGAGCTCGAAGCGGCACTCGCCGCGGCGGACGCGAAGCTCGCCGAACTCGAGCAGTACATCGGCGAACTCGAAGCCGACCCGTACCGTGCGCCGGCCAGCGCCGACAGCCAACTCGGGGAACGCACCCCCGGCCTCGATCACTACGAGTCCCAGCAGCTCGTCGCCGAGCAGCAGGCGTACGACCGTGACGTGCAGCCCCTCATCGACGCGGGTGTCGCTGTCGTCGACACCGACGGACAGGACACCTGACCGTGGGTTGCGGCTGCGGACAGCCCGCCGCGAAGCCCGTCCCCGATCGTCGGGAGAGCCAGTCCTCGGACGGCCCCCGGAAGGTCCCGCCCCGCCCCGTCGCCGTTCCCCGGCGACGCCCCTAAGGAGCCACCATGGCCTCTGGTTGCCGTTCCCCCATGTCGATCTGCGCGGTGCGTCTCTCGCGACTCAACGCGTCTGGCGCACCGATCTCGAACCACACCGCGGGTGCGATCTCCCAGCAGGGCGGCATCGGTGTCCTCAAGTGGACGGCCGACATCGTCGCGGGTGACAAGATCCGCGACAAGGACGGCTGCGGGAACCTCGCTGTCGTGCGCGACTACGACGACAAGCTCGCCGGCTTCAACGTCGAACTCGACCTCCTCGTGTCCAGCTACGAGCTGCGTGAACTCGCATACGGCGCGCAGCTCATCACGAACGGCGCCACGGTCCTCGGCGCAGCCGACACGGTCGACACGGCGTGTGGGACGGTCACCGCGAAGACCGGGGTCGTCCTCGAGGCGTGGGGCGAGAACCAGGAATGCGCGCAGCTCGACGCCACGAACCCGTACCACCGGGTCGTGTTCACCAAGGTCGTCTTCAACCCGACCGACGGGGAGATGAAGGCCGGCGCGAACCACATGGTGCTCAAGGGGTACGCCCGCGTCAACGACGGTGCCGGCAACGGTCCCTTCAACGACTGGCCGTCGTCGGTGCTCGCGATCCCGAACAAGGCACGGTTCGTCATCGAAGACACGGGCCTGCCGACAGCGTCGGTGGACTGCGGCTACGTCACGACGCCGTCGCAGTCCTGACGGAGCACCCGAGGAGGGAAGGGTCCCGGCCACCTCCTTCTCCCCACGTGGGAGCGGCCGGGACCCAACCCGTTCACGGCTGAGGAGGGCCGATGCCAGCACCCGCCACGGGCGCATGCGACGCGTGGGTTGCCTGGTGTGACCTGCCGTGCGACATCGACCTGTCCGAACTACCGATGGACACCGAGACCCTCCAAGGTCTCATCGTCACCGCGGCGTCCGACTGGCTCTACGAGGAAACGTGCCGCCAGTTCGGGGTTTGCACCGTCACCGCCCGGCCGATGGTGTGCTGCCGACACAAGAACCCGCACTGCGCGTGCGGCCGGTACCCGTACCTCGACCTCGGCACCACCCCCGTCGCCGCGGTCACCACAGTCGTTGTCGATGGTGTCACCCTCGACGCTGACGCGTACCGGGTGGACGAGTGGCGGTACCTCGTCCGTGTCGACGGCGACGACTGGCCGGCCTGTCAGCACTTCGACACCGACGACGGTGTGACCGTCACCTGGACCCAAGGCGTCGCGGTCCCCGCGATGGGTGTCCTCGCCGCGCAAGCCCTCGCCTGCAAACTCGCCCACGACGTCGTCGACTCCTGCGGGGCACCCCCATCGAACGCCGAAGCGATCTCGCGTGAAGGGGTCACGATCAACCTCGCGCCCCCGAAGCCGGGCGAAACGGTCGGGATCCAACTCGTCGACAACTGGGTTGCCCGGCACCGTTGCGGCGGCGGGATCTTCGACCCAGGTAACGCAGCACCGGGCGCGTGGCGGACCGGAACATGACCGCAGTCGGCACCGTCGGCATGCTCGGCCTCGGCATCCGCGCGGATCGCCGTCGCCGTGGCGACGCTCCGGTCCTTGGTGCGTGTGGCCCGTGCCCGCATGGCACCCCACGCTGCCCCTGCTCGGACGGCGGCTTGTGTGTCCACGTGTCGCTCGAAGGGTCCCCTGGGCGTCCATGCCCACAGACCGGCCGCGTCGGCTGCGGTGAGTGTGCCTGATGGCCGTCAAGGTCGACCCGCGTGGCCTCCAAGACGCCGTACGCGAGCTGTTCGCCCGTCGAGCCGACGACGCTGTCCTGGCGATGCTCCTCGACATGGAGAAGGATGCACCGCGACGTACCGGGTCGATGGTGAACGACATCACCATCACCGAGAACGACAGCCCCACGACGATCGCCCGTCACCTCCGCGCCCCCGCCGAATACGCCTCCTACCAAGACGAAGGTGTCCCAGGCCCAATCCTGCCGGTGCGGGTGAAGGCGTTGCGGTTCGTCGCCTCAGACGGCTCGGAGGTTTTCGTGAAGTCGACCAGTGGTGTGCCCCGCACCGACTGGTGGACGTCGAAGGTCACCCGTTGGCGTGAGTACGTCGCCCGCGTGATCGGACACTGAACATGGCTGGGGGTCTCGCCGAGCTCGAGCAGGCACACCTCGACCTTGCTGCCGCCGCGCTCACCGCATGCGGACGGCCGGTACCTGACGCGACGAAACGGATCCGGTACCACGGTGACATCGCCGTGCAGTCCTGCTGTGACCACGGACTCCTCACCTGCCACTGGAACCCGGTCACAATCGACCGCACCGGCATCCCCGCCGGAGTCACGAAGCCCCCCGGGCGGCCCTCAGCCGACGTGTGCCTGCGGCTCTACCGGTGCTTCCCAACCCTCAACGACGACGGCACGTTCGACGACGCGAAGGCCGACAGCGCAGCAGCCGGACTCGCGCTCGACCTCGACTGCATAACCACGGCGCTCCTCACCGCGATCTGCGCCGGGACCCTCGCCGAACACCTCGCGGGCTGCGCGGGTCTCGAACTCCTCGGCGCGACACCACGGAAGCCTGCGGGGGGCTGCGCGGGAATCGAGTGGAAGGTCCGGGCGCAGTGGAGAGCGTGGTCGGCTAGCTGAGGTCGTCGAGCCGGTCGGGGCAGAACGCCTTGACCTCGTCACGGAAGTAGCCGCGCTGACCGCCAGCAAGTGCGTACTGCTCCTCGAGTTCCCTGTCACCGAGGTCACAGGTGTCCCGTGCCGCGGCGACGACCCGCTTGAACGCCGCTTCGTCCTCGATCGGGTGTCCTGAGCGGGCGACGAACGCCTTGCGGTACTGCTCGACCGCGTCGTCGCCATCGCCGGTTGAGCTGCCGTTGCACGCGGCGAGGAGGAACACCACGACGCAGACAGCCACGGTGAATCGTCGCATGGTCACACAGTGTGGCAGGCGCAGTCCGCCGCTGCCGCGATCCGCCATCTACGCTCACGTCACGCTCACGTCGTCGGCGTACGAGGAGGTACCGCATGGCGGGCGAGGAGAAACAGGCTGACGCGCTCACGCTGCGCTCGGACGGGACGGTGCTCGTCAAGTGGGACGACTTCCAGGTCGAGCTCAGGCGCCCGAAGGCGAAGGAGTGGGGTTCCTACATCGAGGAACTCGAAGCCGCCGACGAGTGGCTCACGCAGCCAGAGATCGACGCGAAGGACCGCGAACCCCGCCCGATGCGTCTCCTCGTCGCGGAACCCACCCCGTACAAGGCGCTCTACACCCGCATCCTCGACGAGCTCGGCGGCCAACCCATCGCGCAAACCGACCTGCCGGGCTGGATGATCGACGCCAAGTTCGCGATCCGGCTGAACGCGCACTGGATGGCCCTCCCTTTGACTGGCTGAGAGGCCGCGGTGGAGACGGCGAACCACTCCCACCCTCGTCGCTGCCGGGCGTCAAGGGCATCCTCGCGCTCGTCTACCGGGCCTTGGCCCCCGTCGGGCTGTTCCCCCCAGTGATTGGCGAGATGGAGCTCTGGCAGATCGGCAGCCTGCTCGGCTCCGACGAAGAGCAGCCGGGTGGTACCGCGCAACTCATCCTCCCGCACGACCCGACCGCACCCGTAGGTGTCGCACGCGTGATCGAGGTGAACTGACGTGGCGGGCCTCGAGGAAGGAGTCGGCCTCGATATCTCCGATGCGTTGCGCGACGCGGACCGGCTCGCGCAGGAAGCCGGCGAAGCCCTTGAAGCGGCGCTTGGTGGCGCGGTCGAGTCGTTCCGGGCCCAGTTCACGACCGCGTCCGGCCAGATCGGTGACCTCCTCGCGGATGCCCTCGCGGATGTGCCTGTCACCGCGGACGCCTCCGCGGTACCCGGCGAGATCGAGACCGCACTCGAGGCCACGGACGGCACCGTCGTCGTTGAGGGCGACGCCACACAGCTCCCCGGAGAAGTCGATGAGGCACTCGCAGGGGTGACCCCGTCCGTGCCTGTCACCGCTGACACGGGGCCGGCTGAGGCCGAAGTCGCCGGGTTCGTCACCAGCGCAGAAGCCACCAGCGTTGAGGTGCCGGTCACTGCGGACACCACCGACGCCGAGGAATCCCTTGACGGCCTCGCGGGCAGTGGTGGCGCCGCCGAGGAGTCCCTGTCGGGCACCAGCGCCGCCGCGGCCGCTGTGTCGACGTCGAGCTCGTTGGCGTCCGGTTCAGTGGACGCACTTGCCGGTTCCGCCGCGAACCTGGTCGGGAAGGGCGGCTCGGTCGGCACGGTCCTCGCCGCGGGTGTCGTCACCCTCGGTGGCTTCACCGCCGGGGCGATCTCCGCCGAGGGAGCATCACAGCGGCTCGACTCGACGATGGGTGCCCTCGCGTCACGGGTCGAGACGATCAAGGTCGGCAGCCTCAACATCGAACTCGCCGACCTTGCCGTCAAGACGGGCTCCAGTGGGTCCGGGATGCGCAACGCAGCAGCCGACGCGTTCCAGCTTGGGACATCGTTCGGGCATGGACGTGAGGAGTCCGCCGACTTCTCCGCCGAGATCCTCGCCCTGTCGGCCCGTGCTGTCGCGCTGAACCCCAACCTCGGTCAGACCGGCGACGTTGCCGAGACCATGATCCGGGCGCTTGCGTCCGGTCGGGACCGGGCGTTGCTGCCGTTCTCGCTCGGTATCTCTGGCATCGAGATCAACCAGCGTGCCGCGACCCTCGCCCTCGCGGACGGACGCGAGGAGATCACCGCCGCGGACAAGGCCATGGCAGGCGCGTCGCTCGCGTCGGAACGACTCGGTGGCCGGCTCGCGTCGGACATCGAGGCCGGGTCGCGGAACTCGCTGCTCGAGGTCCGCTCGTTGGGCCGCGAGTTCGCGTCGACCGCGACGGAGATCGGCCGGCCGCTTGTCAGCCCAACCCTGGAGACCTTGCGCGCCGCGCGGCCTGTCGTGCAGTCCGTCCTGGAACCCCTCGGCCAACTTGCCGGGACGGTGCTCCCCGCGGTGGCATCCGGACTTGGCCTGATTTCCCCGGCGCTTGGGCCGGGCATCGCCGGGTTCGTCACCTTCAAGGCTGTCGCGGAGGGTGTCCCCGCGGTGCTCGACTTCGTGAAGACCGGCCTTGAGTCGATCAAGGCGGCGGCGGTCGGTGGTGCGGGGATCAACGCGTTCCTCGGTCCGCTTGGCATCGTCGCTGGCGTCGCGGTCACCGCCGCGGTTGGTCTCGGGCTCTTCAACGAGACCGTCGAGGAGGGTTCCGACGAGCTGGACACCTTCCAAGGTGCGCTCGAAGACGCGAACGGTGAACTCACCGAGACGGGCGTCAAGGCTGCCCGGTCGTTCTTCGAGGCCCGCGGGCAGCTCGGCGAGCTGGGACAGGCGGGCCTCACCCTCGATCAGGTGTTGTCGTCCACGACCACGACGACGGAACGTCAACGCGACGCGCTTCGAGGCCTGATCCATGAGACCGAGATCGAGATCGGTCAGGCCGTCGGGAAGCGCGAGATCCTGACCACCGAGAACGGCTTGCGGGACCTCAGCGAGACACGACTGCGGAACGTGCGTCAACGTCAGGCCGAGTACATCGACGAGATCGCCCGCGGGAACCCGCACCTCGCGCAGCAACTCCGCCAACTATCCGAAGAGAACAACTTGAGTCCTGCTCTCGCAAAGACCATCGCGGGGTTGGCCGACAAGTACGCCGCGGCGGCGCGCACCCAACGTGACCGCACGAAGGCCGGCGCGGATGACGTGGCGGTCACGCAGTCGCAGCGTGGCGCTGTCGAGACACTCACGACGTCTGTCGAGTTCTTGACCGGGTCGTACGAGGACCAGATCCGCATTCTCGACGCCGCGTCGGACGCGCTCCTCGCGCAGTACGACGCGGGGTTCGCGGCGTCACGCGCGGTCGACGCGCAAGAAGACGCTCAGGAACGTCTGAACGGGGCGTGGTACGCAGCGGCGATCGCGGGTGGCGAGAACGCCGAGGCGAATGAGGAAGTCGCTCGTGCGTCACGCGACGTGGAGGAATCGACGTTGCGTGCCGCAGTGCAGCTCGGCGCGAAAGCCGAGAAGGACGCCGCAGGCCAAGGTGCCGCCGCCGCGCACGCGGCAGGGATCAACGCGCAGGTCGGCTACCTCCAGAACCTCGCGAACGGCCTCGCTCCCGACTCGCCCCTGCGGCAGTTCATCGAGCAGTACATCGGACGCCTCTACGCGATCCCAGAGAACCGGAAAACGAACGTCGTCGTCGACTTCTCCGTCTTCGACGACTACACGTACGCGCCGGAGGGGTTCTACTCGAAGGGCGGTTGGGTCGGTGGACAGATCGGCGCGGGCGACATCGTCCCTGCACGGCTGTCGCCGGGTGAGTTCGTGGTGTCCCGCGACATGCTCGCAGGACGAGACACGATCCCGGCGGAGGTGGCGTCGATGCTCGGCGCCGTGAAGCAACCGGCACTGCACGCCGTCACCCCCGCGACTGGCGGCCTACCGCCGGTTGACCTCGACCGTCTCGCGGACCGCATCGTGGGCGGCGTGGGGAAACGAGGCCCACTTGACGGGGCGAACCTCACGATCGACGCACGGCAAGTTGTCAGCGACCTGGACTTCTTCCGGCTGTCGCGGAGTGGTGGCTGATGCCCGCCGTGCTCCTCGACGGTCAGGTCGAGTTCCGTGTCGATGACGACGCGGCGCTCGTCGTTGGTTGCGACACCCGTTTCGCGTGGCGTGGCGACTGGTACTCGTGGTGGTCGGCCCCGACGTTGCGGACCAGTGACCTGGCGCGTGGCGGTGGCGATGGTGTCGTTGCCGGGTCAGACTGGATCGACACGCACACGACGACGTTCGTGTGTCTCATCACCGCTGACACCGAAGCGGATCTCCTCGCCCGCATCGACGCGTGGAAGTCCGCGACGGCGCGCAGCATCGACAGTGTCGTGACGGTCCGCTCCGCCGCGTTCGGGACGGTACGGCGACGTGTCGGCAGGTTCCGCATCCCCGGTGATGTGCAGGTCGATCAGGTGTCGTTCCTCCGCGACTCCGACGCGAGCGAGCAGTCGTGTGGTCTCCGGGCGGTCGGCTCCACACAGTTCGTGTCCCTCGATGGGCTCACCTACGGCGATGATCTCAACACGTGGGTCACGACCCGTGTCGTGTCGGGTTCCGGGTTCACGGTGCCGTTCACGGTGCCGTTCACGTTGGGTGCCTCGACGTCGGGGACACTCGACGCCGTCAACAACGGGAACGCGCCCGCGCCGTGGACAGCAAGGCTCGATGGGCCCGTCGCGTTCCCGACGATCACGCATCTCGTCTCGGGCCGTCGACTGTCACTCGCGTTCGAGGCGAACGGCGGCGTGGAACTCGGCGTGTCGGACTACCTGTTGATCGACTCTGCGACACGGTCGGTGCTGCTGAACGGCGCCGCGGATCGTCGTACGCAACTCACCGTCGACTCTGACTGGTGGCAACGCGAACCCGGCTCCAATCCCTTCCAGTTCGACGCCGACTCAGGTACCGGGACACTCACCGTCTCGGGCTACGACGGCTACCACTCTTAGGAGCACATGATGACACTCGCCGCGTACGCGTGGGGTCAGGACGGCGGTACCTACAACGAAGACGACATGCGCCGCCTGGCCGACTCGCTCTTCGACCTGCCGGGCATCGTCGCGCCCGCGCATCTGCTCGTCGAACAGCAGGCGGTGGCGGGGCCGACACTCAAAGTCGCTGCCGGGCAAGTGGTCGTCAGCGCCGCAGGTGCGGGGCTCGGCGGCAAGTATCACCTGTGGAACGACGCGTCGCTCAACACCGGGAGTTTCACGCCGACGTCAGGCAACGGACGCAAGGACCGGCTCATCGTCCGAGTGAACGGCACCACCGGCGTACCGGACCTACACATCGTTGAAGGCGTCGCGTCCGGATCGCCTGCCGAGCCGACGATCACCGAAGACAACTACGAAGAACTCGCGCTCATCACCCTGCCGCCGTCCACAACGGACGTCATCGGCGCGTACATCACAGACCGCCGCCGACCGGCGTTCCGAGGCGGCCGCGGGTACGGCACTGCTGCGATGCTCGCCCGCGTCGCCGGCGCGGGTGAAGCCCTGCAGTTTCGCACCACCGACTCCGATCGGCTGCTCGTCCACGACGGCACCGGGTGGAAGGTGCTGGACGAGCCGTGGCAGTCGTACACACCAACTGTCGGAGGGTGGGGAATCGGCAACGGCACTATCAGCGCACGATCCAAGCGCGTCGGTGACATCTGTCATACCTACGGGGAGATAGTTGCCGGGGGCACGACGACTTTTGGTGCTGCGCTCACGCTCTCGCTCCCGTACAACACGGTTGGGCCAACTTCCGCTCACGTCGGGATACTGGGGGGCGCGACCGACGATTCCACGGCGGTCGCCTCGCCCCTGGGTGTCTACATGGCGTCATCGACGACGGTGATGCTGCTGGCTCTCGCGGGTGTGACGCAGTTCAACAACGGCGGGATCCGCAACGCGGGCGCCAACGTGCCGTGGACCTGGGCGACGAACGACAAGCTTTGGTGGCGGTTCTCCTATCCGATCAGCGCCGCTGACGCTCGAGCGTGACCGACTTCGCTTTCCTACGCGAGCAGCTCCCCACGGGTGAACTGTCGCTGATCGAGTTCGGTCCCGGCTGGTCCTACGAAGACGTCCTGAACCGGCCCGGCTCCCTGAACGCCGTCATGTCGCTCACCTCCGACTACGCGACCGAACAACTCCTCGACCCGTGGCGCACCGCGATCTACCCGCTACGTGACGGCACCATCGACGACTGGGGCGGCGTCCTGTTACCCCCGTCGCTCAGCATGGGCGCCAACGAACTGACCATCGACTGCTTCGGATGGCTCGGCATCTGGGACCGCCGCAGGATCCGCAAGCCGTACACGCCAACCGACGTCGAACAGTTCGACATCTTCACTCAACTCATCACGGACGGCCAAGACACCGACTACTACAACTCGCTCCTCACCGCCGACCAACTCGCCGAACTCGAGGACCACCTCGCCGAGCTGGGCCTGGCAACCGATTACGACTGGGCAAACCTTGGCATCACTGTCGTGTACGACGAACCGTCCGGGGTGCTTCGCACTCGCAGCGACGACTACCAGGTCGAGAAAACCAAAACGATCGGCGACGCGATCCGTCAACTCGCGGCCGTCATCGACGGGTTCGACTACGCGATGGAATACTCGCTGAACGCGACCACGGACCGGGTCGACAAGACCATCCGTCTCTACTACCCGCGTAAGGGCCGCGACACGAACTTCACGTTCGAGTACGAACGTGCCACCGACGACCATCCGGTCGGTCCGACGAACATCATCCAACGTGGGTTCACGGACCCGGTCGAGCTCGCATGGAACGGGGACGGCTGGTCGAGCGGCAACGACGCGACTCGCATGCGGTCCCCGTACATCGACCCCACCCTCGCCGGTGTCTACCCGCTCTACGACGCCGCGCCGACCTGGTCGAAGGTAACCGAACAGACCACCCTCGACGAGAACACCGCCGCCGCGTTCGCGCGGACGCGTCGCCCGTTTCGTCTTCCGCAATGGCAGGTCGATCCGACCATGTCCCCGGCGTGGGGTGACTGGTCCACGGGTGACACGGTCATCGGGAAAGTCCGCGACGGGTACGGGTCCTCCACTCCTGTAGTTGGGGACCGGGTTCGTATCACGGGCTGGAAAGTCCAGGAATCCGGCGAGCATTACATCACCCCAGGAGAAACCCTCGCCCCAGAGGAGGCAGCGTGAGTGACCGCGACCGGTATCACGAACCGTACGACGAGACCGGCACCGCATGGCTCGCCGAGCAACTACGGGCACTCCAGCAACGCGTCGCAGACCTCGAAGGTCAACCGATGGTCGGGTCGCAGATGGTCGTCCAAGACCCGAACGGCGTCGCCCGAATCCGCCTAGGGCTGCTCGCCGACGGGGTCGCGTACGGATTCGAGATCTACAACAAGAACGGCACGCTGATCCAGCGTGTGAGCGAAGACGGTCAGACCCTGCCGCGTTACATCGTCCCGATGAACGTGATGCCCGCCTTCCTCAGCGGGGGAGGTCCCGGCTTCCGGCCCGGCACCAACCAGTCGACGTTCGGTGGGCTCGCGCGCCTGTGGCAGGGCCAATTCCACAGCATCGGCGACAAGGTCGACTGGTCGCTCCAGGCGTACGCGAACGGCGGAACGATCGAGTGGCGCGTCCTGGTTAATGAGGTCGGTCAGGCACCCGTGGTAGTCGTAGGGCCGAACTCCGACTCCGTGAACACCGACCACTCGGGCACGTTCACGATTCCCGAAGCGGCGCTAGCGTCAGGCACGGACCCTGCGGGACGACTGATGGAACTGACCTACGAAGCCCGTATCGCTGGCGGATCGCCGACGACAGTCGATCTGCTATTGCTCGACGCGCCCGTGAACCACACCTAGGCGCTGACTCTGGCAGGCGCTAGCCGCTCAGCAAGGCGCGGCCGTTGTTGTCGGCGCGGTGGTCGTGGACCCCGTGGTCGTGGTAGTTGGCGCGGCCATTGTCGTTGTCGTTGTCGGCGCGGTGGTTGTCGTACTGCTCGTCGTCGTTGTCGAGCTGGTCGTAGTCGTGCTCGACGTGGTGGTCGTCTCATCAACTTGGAACACCGTGCGCCCGGCCAGCGGCGCGCACGTCGTAGTGGTCGACCTGTTCGGCGTGTCGTCCCCGCCTGAGTCGCCCACCGCGATCGCGGCGATGACCCCAACCAGCACCACTGCGAGGACGATCAGCCCGCCGATGAGCCAGCGCATCCCGTTCGACAGTCCGCCTTCGTCGTCGGGAGGACCCGACGTGGGAGGCTCGCCGCGACCGGCGCCCGCACCACCGGCAGTCGCCGGCATTGCGATGGTCTGATCGCCGGTCGGTTCGTTCACGATCCCAGCCGTCAAGCCGGTCTCGTCTACGGGAGCACCACAGTTCGCACACGCCGACGCTTCCGCGTCGACCGGTTCCCCACAGTTCCCGCAATAGCGGTACTCGGCGGTCGTCACGGGGCCTGTCGCCGCTTCTCGCGACGATCCTCTCGAATCCCTCGCACGGCCTCCCGCGTCGCCCAGAGCGCGAACGTCCAGCACGCGACGACCCCGACAACGCTAGCGATGTCGTTCACCCGACGAGCATGTTCCGCACAGCGAGCCCTGTCCAACCGGCCGCCATCACGAGCACCGCTACGACCGCGACGCGATGCAGAATCGGGTCACGCCGCGCGGCACGGACGATCGCCCACGCGGCCACCGCGGGAAGTACGACGCGCAGCGCGAGCACCGGGAGGACACCGAGAGCGTCGAACGCACGGGCGCCGACCGGGTTCGCTTCCGTCGCGCCACGCTCCAGCCCAGCATGGGTTGTCCAGGCGTCCGCCATCCCAGCCGCGATCACGGCGATCGCGGTGACGAGCTCGAGCCGGTAGCGGCGGGCGACAGCAACCACGCCTCGGACTCTAGCCGGTTAGAGAGCGGAGCGTCAAGGCCGAGTCCCTGAGGGTTCTGCGGTGTCCCCGTACCGTCACCTCTGTTCGCACCCGCGCGCTCGGAGGTCAACCCGTATGCGGATCGTTGCCGTACGTCTCACCCGACTCGGGTTCGTGGTCGCGGTGCTCGCCCTCTTGTCGGTGTTCCTCGCCGTCCCAGCGGTCGCCGCTGACGGCACCACACCGCAGCTCGTCAACCTGTTCGACACCGCGCAGCTCCTCGCCCTCGTCGGGGGTGTCCTGATCCCGTTCGTGGTCGCGTCGCTGGTGAACGCCTCTGCGAGCGACAACATCAAGACCGCCCTCGCGTTCCTCGCCACCGGCCTCACCGCTTTGGGTACCTACCTGACGGGCACCGACGGTGCCCGGACGTGGAAGGGCGCACTGTCGGTGTTCGTGATCGCGTTCGTGATCGCGGCGGCGTCGCAGAAGACGTTCACTCAGCAGTGGGTCAACAAGATCCTCGGACGCAAGGGCCTCGTCGGCTGATGCCCGAGCTCGACGCCTGCGACGTGTTCGACATCCCGGAGCAGACCTGATGGCCGTCGACCTCGACTCCGCGCCGTACGTCCAGGCGAGCTTCTTCGGCCCGGCGATCCGCGAGGTGTCGGTCATCACGATCCACACCGCCGAGACCCCAGAGACGCCGTTCGGCGCGGAGGGTGTCGCGAACTACTTCGCGTCGGGGAACGTGAGGGCATCGACACACTTCACTGTCGATGTCGACTCGATCGTCCGCTGCGTCCCCGAGGACCAACGGTGCTGGGGTGCAGGTGAAGGCCCGGCGAACGACGTCAGTCTCCAATGGGAGCTTGCCGGGTACGCAGGACAGGACGGTGCCGACTGGAAGGACGACTACTCCCGTTGGGAGCTCGTCAACCTCGCGGCCGGTTGCCAGACGTTGCTCGGCCGGTACCCGCACATTCGACCCGTGCGTCTCACCGGGGCGCAGCTCCGGGCGGGTGAGCGTGACGGGTTCGCTGGCCACGCCGACTGGCATGAGGGCTGGCCTGTCGGCGCGTACCGATCGGACCCAGGGCCGGAGTTCCCCTGGGATGACTTCCTCGCGATGGTCGCCCAGCGCGAGCCGAGCGTCGATCAGATCGGCGCGTTCTTCGAGATGGTCGAGGGGATCGATATGGCAAAAGGCTGGCTCGTCAACGAGTACGGCACCGGAGTGATCCGGTACCAGTCCGGCGCGTGTGTGTCGGCGCCCCTGCATGAGGGCATGGTGCAGACCCTCATCAATGAGGGCAAGGTGCTTCCGGTCCCGCCCGGTGTGGACAAGGCCACCTGGCCGTACTGGTGGGCCGGCTTCGTCGCCGTGCGCAACAAGGACTACCTCGACGTGTTCGTGAGCCCGGAGCAGTAGGAGCGGCCCCGCGGCCAACTACAGGCCGACCGCGGGGCCTGAGCCGACCACCCCAACGAACGAGGTGATCGACATGAGACACGTTGCCACACAAACCCCCACGATGGGCAGGTGAGGAGGTGGCTCCCACGGAAGCAGAACGGCTAGCGAAGCTCGAAACCGACGTCACCAACGTCCGCGACGACATCGCCGAGATGAAGGACCGCCTGATCGGTCGTCCCTCATGGGCAGTCGCTACCTACATCACGCTCATGACCGCCATCGTCTCCGGTCTCGCGGTCGCGCTCGCCACGACAGGGTTCCGGTGAACGACCACGACCGCATCATCCGACTCGAGGAACGTCAGAAGGCCGACCGCAACGCGCGGAAGCTTCAAGCCCGCGAGTACGCACGTCGCTTGACGGTGCTCAACGGCGAAGCGCGCCGCATCGCTGACGTGCAAGCCCGCTCCGTCACCGCGGAGAAGTTCGAGGACTACAAGGAATCGCAAGCCACCGCGTTGAGCCTGGCCCTCGATCTCGTGGACGGTCGCCTCAGCTCGCTCGAGCATGGAAGCGCGGCGTCCGAAGGCCACGGCCGCGGCGTCGGTGATCTCGTCGGCTGGCTCGTCGCCGCAGTCGCAGTTGTGGCCGCTGTCGCGGCGGGCATCACTCGATGACCATGCCGTCTCGCAGGCGGCGTTCCAGCCGTGTCGATCCCGCCGCCGATCCCGCATTCGCGAGAAATCCCGCCGTTGTGGTTGTTCCACGTGGAACCTTGACGCCCGAGTAACCGCAGGTCGGAGAGGTCAGGCGAGTAGAGGCGAGAGAACTTCTCAGCTTCCCAAGCTGAGAACGCGAGTTCGATTCTCGTCACCCGCTCCATTGTGACAGTAGGGCTACCGGGCGTTGTCTAGCCGGGTAGAGGGCCGGTATCCCGCCACCAATCCCGCATTTGTCACGCTGGTCTGGCATGCTCGCGAGGTGATCCGTAAGCGGGGGAAGGGCTACGAGGTTGTTGTCGACCTCGGCCGCGACTCCAACGGCCGTCGCCGGCAACGGTCCCGCATGGCACCCACCAAGGCCGCAGCCAAACGTCTCGAGGTCGACCTCCTCGCCCAACGCGACGAAGGACGCGTCGCCGACGGAGACACCGCCCCCCTCGCACACCTGTACGCACGATGGCTCGAGCGGGTCCCCGAGGACTCCACCCGCTACCAGGCCCGACGATCCTTCGAGCGGTACGTGCGCCCCACGCTTGGGGCCACGCCCATCGCGTCGCTGCAACCAGCCGACCTCGACGACCTCTACCTCGCTATGGCCCGAGGCTGGAAAGGCCAGCGGGCCCTGTCGCCCAGCACGATCAACGGCGTCCACCGGTACCTCCGCGCCGCGCTCGGCCTCGGGGTCCGGTGGGGGTGGATCTCCCGCAACCCGGCCGAACATGCCCGCCCACCTGCGATCGGCGACGTCGAGACCTCCGCCCCGTCCCCCGCGGTGTTGCGCGAGCTGCTCGCCACAGCCACCGCCGTGGACCTTGGCCTCGTCGCGTTCTTGCGGTTCGCGGCCAACACCGGCAAGCGCCGCGGGGAGGTCTGCGCTCTTCGCCGCTCGGACCTCGACCTCGAACACGCCCGGGCCCGCATCGTTCGGGCCATCGGCGTGTCGACCACCGCGTACGTGAAACCGACGAAGACGCGGTCCAAGCGGAGCCTCACCATCGGGCCTGCGACGCTTGTCACATTGCGCGCGCATCTTGACGCGCAGGACGTACTGGCCGCGGAGCTCGGAACCACGGTCGACACGGACGGCTACGTGTTCTGCTCCGACCCCGAGGGTCGTGTCCATTGGCATCCTCAGACGGTCTCGCGGCGGTTCGCCGAGGTGCGTGCGGTGGTGCCGGCCGCGGCGGGTGTGCAGTTGCGCCAGTTCCGGCACTTCATGGCGACGCAGGGTCTCGAGCTCGCGTCGCCCGCGGCGGTGGCGGGGCGTGCGGATCACGCGCGGGAATCGACGACGTTGGATCGGTATCGGGCGTTCCTCGAGCCGGGCGACCAGGCCCTCGCGCTGGCCCTCGATGAGGTGATCGACGGCGGTTGACCTGCCACTCTGCGTGAGGTTACGGTGCGGCCAGGCCAGGCCCAGAAGATGCCTGGTGTGCGGGGGTGTGAATGCGGCAACGGGCGCGACTCGATCGTTTGCGCGCCGCACTCGCGGACCTCGAGGAATCGCTCGATCGCGCTGAGGCAGCCGCCGCCAGGATCGACGCAGTGTTCAGCCGGCGGGACGGTCTCGGCGATCGAGATGACGCTCCAGTGCTTCCGCACGCTCGGCGAGCGACTCGATCGTCACGACCAGTGCCGCCTGGCGCGTCGCGAGTCGGCTGACCGCGGTCTCGAGCTCGTCGATGCGTGACGTGTTCGCGCGGCGCGTCTTGACCGCACCACCGGGACGCATTGCGTCGATCGCCTCGGGGGTGAGGTCGAGGAAGTCGGCGAGCCTGGCGTGGTAGTGCTCGGACGGGAAGTGGACACCGCTGCGCCACTTCGACAAGGTCTGCTGTGAGACCTTGAGTTGCTTGGCCGCGGCGCGTTGACGGATCCGCCGTCGTGCCAGTTCGGCGTCGATCGCCTCGCCCAACGTTGTCTCGCCCACGACGCGGGAGCGTATACCACGCATAGTGGCGAACCCGGTAGCGGAGAGTAGTGAGCGTGGAGCGTCACTTGACGCCCACGATACGCGAGCGTACAGTCGGACGGTGTCGACCTCTACGGTGCTCGCCCCCGCCGTCCTGACCGTCCCCGAGGTCGCCACCTACCTCAAGGTCTCCGAGGCCCACGTCTACCGGCTGATCCAACGGGGAGAGCACAACGGCGGGATCCCGAGCCGGAAGGTCGGCCGGTCCCTGCGGGTGTCTCGAGCGTGGCTCGACGAGTGGATCGCGAACGGCCCCCCGCTCGCGGGACGCTCTAGCGAGTTTGACTCGCCGGCTCTAATCGGCTAGAGTTGCTGGTGCAGGCTCCCGCGCTGTTGGTAGCAGCCGGGAGCACGACCACCACCGGAAGGACCCGATGGCGATGAGCACGACGCTACTTCCCCTCCCGCCTGTCCACGCCGACCAGTGCGGCTACGACGCCAACGACGACGGCACGTACGCCCAGTACGACGCGACCTGTCCGGCATGCCGCGTGCACCTCTTCGAGGCCGGGGAGTTGCGCTGCCTGTGTTGCGACGGCCCTGACGGTGCGGGCATCTGGCACTTCGACAGCGTCGCGGCGTTGCGTCGCGGTCTCGACGACTTCCTGCCGAAGGTCCCCGAGGACCCGTGTGACGTGGAGACGGGCGACCCGCTCTACTCGCCGCTCGCGTTCGACTCGTTCCAAGACGCCGACGCGTGGCTCTTCGCCCGCGACGAAGACGACGCCCACGGCGCGGCCGAAGAAGCCGCACGTGTGGTGGCTGGTCGGGCGACACCGTGACGATCGTCAACGGCCATGAGGTCGCCGCACGCGAACGGAAAGCCGTGGCGCTCGCGGACGTCCTCGACGTGTTCGAGGTCCCCGCTGATGTCGCACGTGACTTGCCGCACTCCGCACGCATGGACGCCGCCGCGGTCGCTGGGGTGAAGCTCCCATCACAGGACACCTGGGATCGGGTGTGTGAACTGCTCGCAGACCGCGACGCAACCCGCCATGCGCTCCGCGCTGCGGTGCTCAAGGGGCGGTCGTGACCGTCCAACAGGACGCCATCGCGGTCCTCACCCTCGTCGTCAACGATCAGCCCGACGAGGCCGCCGCGTTGATCGACGCGCATGACAACCCGGCCGAGCTCGCACTGTGGATCGCGTCGTTCGGCGCGTCCCACGTTCGTGCCACGGCCCGGGCGCTCGGGTTTACCACCGCCGAGCTGCTCGAGCCGGCCGCGTTGTTCGCCGCGGCGCAGGTGACGTGATGGCGTACTCCGACACGTTGCTGGTCCCGACGTCGATCGAACAGGCCGAAGCGGCCATCACCGCGATCGACCACGCGCACCGCACTGGCGGGTTCCGTTCCCCGGTGCAGGCCGACCGGGCGCGTGAGCATCGCCTTCAACTCCGTCAGGAAGTCGCGTTCGCGTTGCTCGCCGCAGCAGGGGCGGATGTCTGATGGCGGTCGCTGGCGAGCAGGTCATCCAGGTTCTCGGTTGTGGGCTGCGGTACGTGATCGTCCTCGGTCGCAACGAACGACAACGCGGCACCGGTCATGGACGTGGCCGCGTCTACTACACGGGGTGTCGTCGCCCGGACGGCAGGCGAGTCACGACGCGCACTCTCACCGACGCTCGCACCTTGCTGTATGTGTCGCGCGTGATGGCTGAGCGGGACCTGGCGAACCACTGTGCCGACGTGGCGTACGCGCATGTGCTGGCGGTCCAATGATGGGTTGTTGTCAACCGTGCTCAGACGGTCCCGGTCGCCGTACGCGTCTCGCCGCCTGGTGGATCGACGGTGTCCCGATGTGTGACGAACACGCGCAGGAGACGGTCGGTGACGACGAGTTCGACCTGATGATGGCGTGCCTGCATGGCGAGTGTCGCGACCCGGAGTGTTGCGCGCCTGAACGGGCACTGGTCGACGTGGACACGAAGGGAAGAACATGACAATCGCCGATGCGTGGGAACAGCTCGAGGTCGACATGCTCGGCGAGCCGCCGGACTACGAGACAGAAGCGATCGAGGTCCCCGACGCGTTCGAGGCGAACCGTGCGATCGGCTGGCTGGCACGCGAGCGCCGTAAGCGTGCCGCGTTGCGTGAAGTCGCCGAAGCACAGATCGAGCAAGTGCAACGGTGGCTCGAAGCGGCGGAGGCGAAGCACGTCCGCGCGATCGAGTACCACACCGGCCAGCTTGCCCAGTATCACGCGGCGGTCCTCGCGAAGAACCCGAAGGCGAAGACGATTGAGCTGCCCAACGGGACGCTCACGTCACGGGCACAGCAGCCGGTGTGGGAGTTCGACGACGAAGCGTTCATCGCGTGGGCGCGTGACCATGCGCCCGAAGCGGTGCGTTACCCGCCTGCCCCGGACCCTGAGATCGACAAGGCCGAAGCGAAGAACGCGCTGACACGCCGCGACGGCAAGGGTCGCGCCATCGCTTTTGGTGTCACCGAAGACGGGGAGACGCCACCGGGCGTGACCGTCACAAGCCGAGACCCGAAGTTCGAGGTGTCGATCCACGGCGATGACACCGCCCGTCTCTGAGGAGGACCCATGGCACCCAAGAAATCGAGGCTCACGCAGGCCCGCGCGGCGATCCGCCCGGCGATGCACGGCAAGATGCTCCTCGGCGGACCCTCTGGCGCGGGCAAGACGTTCACCGCGCTGACGATCGCCGAGGTGCTCGGCGGACCGGACGGTCGCATCCTTGTCGTCGACACGGAGAAGGAATCGGCGCTCACCTACGCCGACCTCTTCACGTTCGAGCACCTGCGTTGGTCCGCACCGTTCGACCCACGCGAGCTCGCCGACACACTCCTGGAAGCCGGCGACTCGTACGACGTCGTCATCATCGACAGCTTCACGCACTTCTGGCGCGGCGCCGGCGGCACGCTCGACATCGCCAACGGGAAGTTCACGGGATGGAAGGACGCGCGCCCGGCGCAGGTCGATGTCACCGAGGCGATCCTCGAGGCGGACTGCCATGTCGTCGCGTGCTGCCGATCGCGCATGGACCACGCGCAAGAGGTCGGTGCGGACGGCAAGATCAGGGTCGTCAAGCTCGGCATGGCCCCGCAACAGGACGACGACTTCGAGTACGAGGTCAACGTCTCCATCGAGATCGACATGCAGCACGCGCTCCAGGTCGGGAAGTCGCGCACCAACGCAGTGCCAGTCGGTCGGATCTTCACCGCGGGACACGCTGAGGAGTTCGCGACCGTCTACAAGGAATGGCTCGCCGGTGGCGAGCCGGTCGCGGAGCGGGCGGCAGTGGACGCGATGGTCGAGCAGCTCAACACGATCGCCGATCGAGGCGAGAAGGTGAAGGCCAAGGAGGCGTTCCTCGATCAGTTCGGCCGCCCCGAGTTCCTGCTGGCTTCGCGCTTGACCGAGGCGCAGGAGTGGGTCGCCGCGCGCGTCTCGCCACAGGCCGCCGACGCGGAGGGGGAGCAGCCCACGCTGCGAAGCGCGTGAATGACCTCACCGTCACGTGTCTCGCGACGGGCGACGACACACCAGCCGACAACCAGGCAGACGCACGCGCGGTCGTTGTGTCATGCACGTGTGGTGGCCCTCACCTGATCCACAACGACCGCGACGAGGGGGACGAACCGTGACCCGACACGACTGGCGACGGTTGGCGACCTGCGCGTTGCTGGTCCTCGCGTTGCTGCTGTGGACGTACCGGGCGACGCACGCGGCGGAGTTCGACCCGGCCGGCCAGTGCGACGCCGGGCAGGAGCTCCACGGGTTCTGTCCTGGTGGTGACGACGGCGGTCAGGGTCGCGTGGAGCAGGAGACGATCGACTGTCTCGCGGTGGGATCGTGCGGCCAGCCAGTCGCGGAGCCGGTACCTGACGAGGCTGTACCTGCGCCGTCGCCGATGGGTGCCGTGCCGAGGTTCACCGGGTGAGGCGCTGTCGACGCTGCGGCCACGACGAGGTCCGTCACCGCGAGAACATCGTCACGCAGACCACGACTATCGGGGATGCCATCCCATGCTGGGCACGCGATGGCGCGACGCGGTGCGGCTGCACGGCCCTCGAGGATCTCGAACGCCGGGTGGCATGACCGCCCGCTTCGCCCGTGTACCCGAGTGGCTCCTGGAGGCCCTCGGTGCCCTTGCGCCCGAGGACCGCCCTGGCGTGTCGCCGGCGACAGCCGTGGCCGTGTTCGCTGCCGTGGCTGCCCGCCACGCCGACTACCGGACGGGAGAAGCCCGCCTCGACCCGGGCCGACGCCGCGATGTCGCTGACGTGCTGGGGGTGACAGAACGGTCGGTGCGCCGCACCCTCGCGGTGCTCGCCGCGGTCGGCGCGATCCGCCCAACGCAGGTCGACCGGTGGGTGCTCGAGTTCGACCCGCCATCGGACGTCACCGTCCGACCTGCCTTGGCGTTGGTCCCTGGCGTCCGATCGTCGGACGTCACCGTCCGATCCGCGGGACGGCCCCGTCCGCTCATGGTCAGCGTTTCCGCAGGTCAAAGCCCCAATCCGGAGGGCCTCCAGAGGGCAGAATTCTCTCCAGAGTCGATCGAGGATTCAGATGATGCAGCCCCACCGCCCGAATGGGCCCGAGGACCAGACAAGCTCGGAACCCTCCGCGCCCACCTCGGCCGAGCTGGCATCTCGGGTGTTGGCGCTTCGCGAACTTGCGCGCGCGAAGGGGAAGATCGCGCCACCGGAACGGATGACGCCACCCACGACACCGGCACCCGATGATGCCTGGAAGGAACGACGCGACATCGCCTGACCAGCCCGGCGAGCGAGTCCCTGAGCATCCGGGTCTAACCCGTTAGAACCTCTAGCGACCTAGAGCCAAGCTGTCGAGGACGCTAGATTCCGTGCTGGTGAAGCCGCAACCGATCGACTCGAGCGACCCTCGCGTGGTCGAGCTTCGCGAACTGACCGAACTGCTGGGACCAGCGCGTGAGCGTCTCGTCGCCAAGCAGCACCGGCTGGTCCGCGAGCTCCACGCCGATGGTGCGACACCAGGCCAGTTGGCCGAGTGGATCGACCGGTCCGACAAGCGCATCTTCCAGATCATCGCCGACCCTCCGAAGGCGGCGGCGTCTCCCAAGCCTGGCTCTCCTGCACGTCGAAACGAGGAGGCCGGCAATGACCGCGACCCTGGACCAGGAAGCACCTGAGAGCGACGCCCTCACGTTCGACGCGGAACACATCGCGCGTGGCTGGCTGTCCGTCGCGCTCGCCCGCAGCACCGACGAGGCCCGCCCAGCCCTGACCGGCATCAACATCGAGTTCTTCGAGCGTGGCGTCCGCCTCGTCGCGACCGACAGCTACATGCTGCTGCGGTCCTGGGTCGGTGCTGGTGACGCCCCCGAACCCGACCTCGACGAAGCCCCATCTCGCCGGGCGGTCGCGCTCGACGTCTACGGGCGTGGCGCCGGCCTCATGCGACACATGCTCGCTCTCGCCACCGCGAAGGATGCCCCGCCCTACGACGTGCGGGTCTCCATCGGCCCCGACCCCCGCGTCGACATCGAACCGTCGTTCGTCGGGTTCGAGCGGCAGTGCGCGATCTTCGACGTCCCCGACCAGGAGCTCTTGACTCTGCCGCTCTACGAGGGTGACTGGCCCGACTGGCGGCACCTGTGGGACACCTGGACGTCACACACCACGACCGAGGTTCACTTCGCCCCCGAGCTGATCGTCGCTCGCCTCGGGAAGCTCGGGAAGCTCCACCCAGGATCCACGGTCGGCTGGTCGTTCGGTGGTCCCACTGGCGCAGCGAAGATCGTCCTCAGCCCTGCCGAGCCGTCCGTGGAAGGCCTCGCGATGCCGACCAAGGTCCACCTGCCTGACCTTGCCCCCGACGGTGAGGGACCCTCCGACGAGGACCGCATCCGCAACGCCGCAGCCAACGGATGACGCCCACTTGACGCTCACGAGTAAATCAGTTAGAGTGACGGCGTGCTTCCCCGAGAGTTGGAAGCTCGACGCCTCTACCGCGCCGAGCTAGCAGTCGAACGAGGCGAACGGTTCGTCACCCTCCTCGAGCTCCGCGCCTACATCGACGCCCTCACCAGCACCGACTGGTGGGCAGACAACGACTTCCCGCCGTTCGTGGCTGTCATCGGCACCCTCGACACGGTCGGCACCGCGGGGTGGCATCCCGCCCGGGGACACTTCGTCACGCTCCCCGCGTGGGCGTGGACCGAACTGACGGTCTGTCACGAACTCGCCCACGTGACGCTCGCACCCGGCGATGCCGGGCACGGGCCCGTGTTCGCCGCCCGGTACCTCGAGATCGTCTGCGCTGTGCTGGGCCTCGACGCGGGGCGTCGACTTGCGGGTGCGTTCCGTGCGCATGGTGTCGCGGTTGCTCGTTCCCGGCTGGTGCCCCGCGGTCTCGGCCACGTCGCGCTCGCTGCTGTTGGGAGAGCAGCGTGATCGCCGGCCTGTTCGCGGCGATGGCTGTCGGTCTGGTGCTCGACCCGCCGTTGCGGGTCCGTCAGTACCGGGCGTGGCGGGCCCGCACCCGGCCCGTCGATGGCGGCCTGTGTGAGTGGGCCGAACGGCGCGAGCTCTTGCGTCGCACCACAACAGGACACCGATGACTTGGTTCCTGGCGCGTGTCGACGCGTTGCCGTTCTGGTTCGTGTGCGCCACCGTTGGTGTTGCCGTCCTGATCGGCGTGTGGCTCGTCAGTGCCCGTCGCCTCGATCGGGAGCAACGGTGAACCCTCGACCGTCCGGTCAGAGATCGTCGTGGTGGCGCGAACTGGTCGAGCCTCGCCGCACTGCCGCGTGTCTGTTGACCGCGGCGGGGTGGGTCGTGCTCGGCGTCGTGTTCTACGTACGTGACGGGATGACAGCCACGCTGCTGATCCCAGCCGCGATGGTCGGCGCGCTGATCGAACGGGCCTCGGCGTGACTGTCGAGACGCTCGACTTGTTCACCGCCGCGGAACAGGCACGCGACGAAGCTCTCGTCGCGGTCGAGGAACACGCACCGATCGGCTGGACCGACGAGGCGTACGCGTTCCTCGAGGCCTACCTACGCGCCCACGCAGAGATGCACGTCGATGATCTGTGGGCCGCGGGGATGCCCGAACCACGCGAGATGCGCGCGCTTGGCCCGTTGTTCAAGAAGGCCACGAACCGTGGCCTCATGGCAAAGTCGGGGCGTTCGAAGCCGTCCGTCAGAAGTCACCTGAGTGAGAAGCCGATCTGGACATCGCTGGTCTGCGCGAGTGAACGGCGCGCGTCGTGACCGTCGAAGTGACACCGAACTTCAAGGCCCTTGTCGTCTGCGCGTGTTCCGACGCGAACTGTGGTGAGGGCCGCCCACGTCCGAAGGCATGGAAGTCGGGGATGCACACCCGCGAATGCACGTGTCGCGAGTGCATGGCCGGCGGGTACGGCAAAGCGGAACGCAAGCGGGTCCGTCGCTTCGGGAAGAAGTCGGGGCTTACGCCGACACCAGGGTCGGGCCGTCACCGTGGCTACGACCTGTCTGGGGTCCTCGCGGTTGAGGAAACCAGCGCACGCGTGTTGGTGGAACCACTCGAGCGGTATCTCGCACGCAAAGACGTGGGCGAGAAGATGGCCCGCGTTCGCGCGGACCGTCAACGTCCCGGCGCGCTGTTGCTCTCGTCGGACGACAAGCCCCTCATCGCGCTGATTGACCCTGACGCGCTCGCCGCGCTGTGCATCGCTGCGTCGGGGTCCGACATGGAAGCCGCTCAGTCGTTGATCGACGCGTTGGGTGGTGTGGGTCTCCCTGTGTTTGTGGCTGCTCGGGGAAGTGCGGACACAACCACAGGGGATTCGACGGGAGGGGCAGCGTGAGCACGCGCCTGCGGCTGATCGACGTGGAACGCGCCGAGCGTGCGCCGGTGTCGAAGTGTCGCGCGCTGGTACCACGCGATCGTGACGAGTGCCCACGTTGTCGCGCGCCACTCGCGACGGAGTCGATCGTGGAGATGGCGCTGTTCCTCCACAGTGGTTACGGCGCGAACCGAGAGACGACGTTCGCCGTGTGTACGAACCGCCGGTATCGATCGGTGCGAGTCGTACGGATCGAGCAATCAAACCCGCGCGTCCCAGACCACCAGGAGACGAACTGATGACCGCTCACACCATCGACGAAGCACTCGCGAAGTTCGACCTCATCGCCGGTCAGGGCGACGGCGAACAGACCGCATGCACGATGACCGCGCTGTCGTGGGTGAACGGCGACGCATGGTCCGATCGCCTCGCGTGCGCCAACCGGATCATCAACTCGGCGGCGATCACCGCGAACGACGCGC